TCATTATTAGAATTTTGTATTTCTCTATATGAATCATAAATCCAATCTTCCATATTATTTACATAATTATTTATTTGTACAACTTTTACATTACTTAAAAGATTTAAACTGTAAATAAAGCCTTTAAATAAATCTATAGCATTTGGTTGCCATTGAGAATAACTAATACTTCCTGTATTGTCTATTATAATAATTATTTCTAATTTTAAATTTTTTGCTATAAGATTTCTGTTTGTTGCTACTGTAGTAGATTTATTATATAAATTTAAAAAAAGTAATTTTAAATCACAAAATGTAATTCTTGCTGTAGTTGGACCGCAACAACCACAACCATCAATTATTTCTATTGACATTATTAAACGCTCGGCGTTGTCGTGGTTGGGGATAAAGTAGTTGTTTGTGTTTCAGCACCGCTTCCACTAGCAACAACTTCTTTTAAAATTCCATTTTTAAATTTCATAACTTTCTTTTGTATCACCAAACTATTTCCACTACAAGATACACTATGTACATAAGGAACATCTTCTGTTTCACCACTAGGATCTATATCTATAGGCAAACCAAACCATGTATTTAAATTAGCGTCAAATAATCCCAATACATTATTAATTGAATTACTAGTTCTGTCATTCCACTCTCTTCCAGATCCATTAAATATTTTTACTTTAACATATTCATTACCTTTAGTTACTAAACTTTGCAAGTCATTTATATAAATATATCCAGAGCCAAACTCGCCAGCTTTAATAGGGTCATCTTCTGGATCTATATAAAATGTGGCTATACTATTATTTGTCCAAACACCTCTGGCTTCATCCCAAACTAAATCTACTGGTCCTGTTTTAAATGAATTAGCTTGTTGAACGGTTGATTCTTTATCATCGTTTTCATTTGGATATGGTTCACTAATTCTATCATTAGTAACTTTTGGAACTGCTTGCAATGTATATCTATCAAATCCCCATCCAGATAACATTAAAGGGCCACGCAAAGCAAAAGGTTTGATATTTTCAGTATCCGCACTTTCTTTCAAGTGACATTGCCCATCATTAAAAGAATTTGCAAATATACTTTGAACATCAGAGTATACATTAAATGGATTTAAATTAATTGAATTTAACATAGCCATTTCATTTTCTGGTGCTGTTAAAACCGGCATATATATTTCTTGGGCTTCAAGTGATGCTGGTATATCACCCACAGAACCATAATAATTATAAAACGGCCTAATTAAACCATCTAATGACATAGCTGCCATATTTGGTGCTTTTATACCATAATAACCAACTGAAAATCTTGATGCATCATCCTGATCGCCTGTTTCAATATTATTTGCAATAACTGGATTACCTTTGTCAGTTATTGAAGCACTGGTTTCTGAAAGAAAATATATATGAGGACTTTGCTTTTTTTTGTTAAGTTTGTTTGTCTGTTTTTTTGCACGAACAATAGCATCTCTTCCTGCTCTTGCAGATAAACCAAGTTCAGCTACTGAATAATCTGTCTGAGAAGATACTTCTAATATTCTTGATCTAGTATCTTTTAAGCCATCACTAAATGATTTTAACTGATTTATTCTAGTCTGATTTAAAGTTCCAAACTTTGGAGAAAATCTTCTAAATCTATATGTAGTTTGAAAACCAGATTTTGAATCAATATTAATGTTAATAGAACTTATAGAAACTCCAACAAACTGCATTATATTGCCAAACTCAGTATTAGGTAATCCAGTAACTGTAATATCGCCCTCTTCATTAAATTGCAAAAAACTCAAATTACTAGCAACCTTTTGTTGTCCATATAAATTCATTAACTCTGTACTTCCCCAATTCCAAGGAGTTAAAGAACTATCTAATTCAACTTCAGTTTTTCCTGCACGACCTATAACTGACCAAGGACCATAACTTAATAAATAATCTCTTACTGGAATACCAGCTGCAACTGGATTATTGGGTGTATCCATAAATCTAGAAGCTCTGTCTTTAGCACCAATTGGAGTTTTTAACTTTACTGTTTTTTGACCAGCATCCATGGTGTCTGATTTTAAAACAGCCATCAATGTGTTCCATATTGGATATGGATATTTTTGGAACTCCATTCCATATGTATATACAGTTAGATCATTAGTTACAAAAGCTGGTGAATTTGTATATGGAATTCCTTGATTTCCTTGGTTAGCTGGAACTGCCAAAACCATTTCTGCTGCACCATCAGTTGGAACAACATATCCACCTAAATTCCAAGCTACAGAATTAGAAACTGGTTTATCAGATACTAAAAATGGTTTAAATCTAAGGTCGCTCGCATTAATAAATTTATTGTTTTGAAAACCTCCAGCAAATTGAATTTGTCCAGCTTCAAATTCTGGAAACCAAGCAGAAGAAACTGATTCTCTGCTAAATTGCCATTTATTACCTTCATTGCGAACATATATTTGATCACCAATAGAAAAAGCAAAACCCATTTCAGAATATGTTTCATTTAATGCGTCTAATAATAAAGTTCTGTTTTCTTCGTATTCTGATATACCAGAAACACCGCCTCTTTCAGCAGCAAGAACTTTTCCAAATCCTGTATCACGATGAAGACCATTATTTCCTGGGTCACCACCCAAAACTAAATATAAATCATATCTAAACTTTTTTAAATATTCATCAAAGTCATTACCATCGTCATTAATTCCAACTTTAGCCTCATGAGCTATTTCTATTTCAAATAAAGTCGAAACTAAAACTGTAGTGCCTAATAAATAAGCCAGCTTATTATTTTTTATTAATACAGGAACAACATCTGTATAAACTTCATAAGTTAACCATTGATCTGATCTTCTAAGCCAACCATTATTTTCTTCTTCAGTAGAAGGTGAAAGTTTTCCATTATTTAATGCTCTTTTATGCAAAATAACTTTAGTGGGTTGTCCAAATATTGGATTACCGTTAAAATCTTTTCCGTAATACCTAGAACCTTTATTAGTTAATAAAATTTGTTCTAAGTTTGGACCAACTAACATCTTTGAAGTAACATTTTCTTTTGCCAGACTTATTCCTCTACTATAACTAGAAACATTATTTCCAAATCCACTGGTAACTAAATTTTGCAATGCTGTTACAGGAAATTGATTATAAGTAGAAACAACTCTTACAGTTATTACAAAACCATTTAATTCTACAAAAAAGTCTAAAGCCAATTGAGAACATACACTACTAATCATAGATAATAAATCTGTTTGAAAATCTGGTATAGTTATACCAGTAAAGAATGGTATTTGACTTAAATCTACTGCATATCTAATGCCATTAAAAACCATAGGCCCACCATACATAGATGAACCAGAAGCTGGATTATTTGTAAATCTAGCTATAGCAAGACGAACTACATCAAAATACATTCCATTCGCTGTCATTTTTGAATCTGTAAATCCAAGAGCACCATAAGCATTTAAAACATTTGGTGCTCCAACAGGACCGGGATAATCTTTACAGATGATAGAATAATTAGCCAATATAAATCTTGGATCTATGATTTTCGCTTCAAATAATGGATATCCACTTTGACTGCCTGTTTGATTAAAGCTTTCTAATACGCCTTGAAAAGAAAAACCAGTTGGTAAAGAAAAAATTCCTGGTGTTCCAACAATTGCGGATAAATCAGGTGCAGCATCTGGACTAACACCTAAAGGAATATTGCCTGGATCTGCGACAAGATTAAATGTCATCGAGGATTCTTGAGATCCCCAACCACAATCAGATTTAATGCTAGTTACTGAATATCCACCAAATTGTATAGATCCTGACAATTTATTACTCCTATGTAGCTACTATATATTTTGCTGTAGCCGAATATCTTCCAGATGTATAACTGAAAGAATCCTCAAAAGATGTAAGCGTCGTTAATCCACCAGCTAAAGCTTGCATTATTCCATAAACAGTAGCTGCATCTGGAGGAATATATCTGTTAGGTTGCTGCCTAATAAAATCTATTTGTACTGTACCCCCTCTTTCTGGAGCAGAATTAAGTGCTTGAACAACAGGACCAGCAACTCTTCCTAATACTGGAATAACAGCATACTGTCTTGGTGCACCAATATCTACTGGATTAGTTCTAGTTACAGTAGTATTAAAAGTTATAAAATCTTCAACATTAACTCCAGCTGGCAAAGATCTTTCTTGATATTCATATGCATATGTTATAGTTCCATTGTTTGTATTAATGCCAACACTTCTGCTGGTAGCTGATCTTTCTGGGTCTGATCCTGGAATGCTATTAGATGAACCGAGTTGAGTTATATAATTTTTAACACGATTCATTAAATTTGGTTTAACTTCATTCCACTTTGCTTTTGCGTTATCAATTCTACTATTTGGGTCTGATGTTTTTAAACCTTTTATAGTACCGTTTATTTTTGCACTAAAAGGATTTTCTCCGCCAATTGATATATCTACATTAAATTCTTCTGTTGCAGCACTTGTTCCTACTGGATCTGCTGTATTTTGAGTGTCATAAAGAATCCATGTTTCAGTAGCAGATACTTTACCACCGCCTTCATCAGAAATAATGCTTACGCCATAGTCATATAGTTTAATATTAGGCCCAAATATATTTCCTTTAAAATAAGTATCTAAGTCTTCATTCTCATCTGGACCAAGATCAGTTATTGTATCTCCATCTCCTTTTAATTTTGTTTCTATAGCTTTTTTAGCTTGGTCATATCCTTCTTTCCATTTATTTTCATTAATATCAAAAAATCTTTTTGCAGAAAGACTAAGTGAGTGAGTTAGCTTAAATGTTCTTCCTGTGTCATCACCTTGATCAACTTGCCAACTTTCTTGAATTTGTTTTTCTAAAGCACTTTGAGTAGGTTGTTCACCTATAATTTTTGAACCTATACTAATAACATCAGCTTCTAATTGAACTGTATAGTCTACATAATCTGACCAAGCACCTTCTTTAAAATCTATAGATCTAAATCTTGGTTTAAATTTGATTACAGATGGGCCACCATCCCAACCTTCTACTTCCATCCAACCTGGATCAGTATCTGATTTACCAGCATCTTGTTTAAAAAAATCTAATAACTCGCCCTGCTTTTCTTGTATTTTATTCTGTCTTTCATCTGGTTCTATGCCAGTATCTCTGGTTCTTCCCTCAGTACCACTATTCATTAAACCGCCCATATAAGAAAACAACTTGCCAGTAAGAGTAATGGCAAATGTAGTTCTTAATAGTGAGCCATCTTCTGCATAATCCTTGTTAGTAACTATACTTACTAATGGTGCTGGAACTATAGCTTTATCTTTATAAATAACTGGCATTTTATCTTCCTCTTACATACATAGTTATGCTACCGTTTTTTACACCTTCGGTAAATGGTATAGCCAAAAAGATATTGTTATTTAACTCAAGGTTATTAGCTGTATACAGTGTAAAAGGAGTTGCTGTAGAATAAGTGGTATAACCGCTTATATACATAGGTAAGGTTTTATCTAATCCAGGAACTTTTTCTATAAAAAGATTAATTCCTGAATTTATTGGCATAGCACCAGTAAATGTCTCATCAGTTTTCATACTAAGTGTTAAAGTATTTGATTTTAATTCATAGCTATTCTTTAAAAACAATGATCTTGATGCATTTGAGCTAGGAAGATCTGACTTTAAAAACATGTTAACATTAGAGCTATATTTAAATGTGTCGTTTATTTTTATAAACAAGTTCATCACTTTATTAAATACAGTTCCATCTATATACAAACTCTTTCCTGCTATTATTTGAGATATTCCAATTCCGGCAGAATTGATAAATAAAGGTAAAGAATTAATTACACTGACTGGTTCTTGAGCTTTTAAAAATAGTGGAATTTTTATATTTCTTGGTTCGCCACTTATATATAAATCTTTAGCATTATTAATACTATTATAGCCCCTAACAAATAATGTTCTTGTTGGACTTGAACTTGGATTTAATTGAGTTGAATGACCAGTAACAAATAAGGTTGTATCTACATTAATAGCACCATAAACAAATAATGTTTTAGAGCCAACTATGTCTGGTGGCAATTGAGCAATTAATGCAAGTCCAGGATTCGGATTAGTGTTTATAGCTGGGGTTTTATAAATATCGTAACCTTTTATAAATAAAGTTGTGCTATTTATAGTTCTTGTATCTTCAACAATAGTAATTGGAGATGTATAAACTTTTAAATAAAAAGGAGTATTTTCATTACTTACTGAAACTAAATCCCAATATACATTGTTTAATGCATAAGCTGCTGCTGGCTGTGAACCATAACCAGTTGCTAATCTAAAAAATGTAAACTTTGCAGTTCCAGATCCAGTTGATGTTAAATCTAAATTTGGATTTCCGCCAACAAGTCTTGCTTTTGAAAATCTTGGTTTTGAAGATGTATAAGGATTTGATAATTGTCTATAAATTCCTTCACGCCATGCTATAGAATTTAATCTTGGATCATTACTTACATTAGATTTAATCATAGATGTATAATAAACACCGTCTATTTTTGCTGTGTCAAAAAGTTCATATTCTATATCCTCAGACCAAATTGCTGGATCTGACGATCCAACATTTTTTAAGTCAATTAATCCATTCGGCAAATCATTGCCTTCAATTTTTACTATAGTGGAAGACTGTGTTAAATAATTATCTATAACAAATTTATTGCTTGCGATTTCTATTGCGTTATTTGCTATGTCTACAGATTCATTTAAATTAATTGTTACTTCAAAATTAACTGGATACTCATTAACAGTTTCTCTTTTCGCTTGAATGAAAACATCTGACTGACCCCATTGAACTGGATAATCATCATTAAATCCAAAATATTGAATTCTATATGGATAATCAAATGTAGTTTTTACAATATCGTTTTTATAATATGTAGTTGATATATCAAATATATATTCATAAAAAGGCTCTAAGGTTTGTGCAGTAACCCAATATAAAGGAAATAAATCTGGTTGTTTTGGTTCTGAAGATGTGCTTGGACTTATAGCTATATAACTAATGCCGTCATAAAAAACTATATCACGAATTGAATAATTAGAAGAAGATGACCAATCACCTTTCCAAGATGATAAATCAGAACTAAAAGAAGAAGAAAAAATCAATCTTATATCAAGTGATTCGCCTGTTGTTAGCGTACTCGATGTAAAATAAATATCTAAAGTGGCTTCTCCATTTACATAATTATATGTTGTTCTTGAATTGGTTGGAACAACAGAAATAGATTCTTGAGAAGATGGATTAACTTTTTGCCAAGATAGTATATAATTTAAATTATTTTGATATGCTAATTGAGAATCTACATCGTAACATCTAATACCTTCGGCATCCAACAAAGTTATTTTTATAGGTGGTTCTAAAAGAGGCACTTGTTGATAATTTTTAAGAAAGTAAGCTTGATTAGGAACATTATTTACTTTGATAAATTTTGGAGAAGAATAATTTCTGCCATTACCGTTATTGTATATTTTTGATAATTCTTCATCTGGTATATATACATTATAAATTCTTAACTCATCTATGTTTAGATCAAATACAATATCATCATCTATACCTCCAAAATAAAATCTATCAATATAAGCATTTAATATTCCTGAATAAGAATAAAATGAATTGTCTATTAAACTTTCAAATTTATAATAAGTAAAACCGTAATATGTGTAAGAAAATTTAACAGGTGAGTATTCGCCAAATTTATTTCCATTTAAATAAAACTCTGTTTTGTAATAAATGCCAGCTTGTGCATCAGAAAATTGTTTTTGTCTTATAGTAAATAAATTCCAAGTGTTAGGCAAACAACTGTTAATACCACTGTTTAATTCTATATCATTTAGTTTAGTTACTTGCCATGACCCATTTTCTAATGGCGTTCCTCTATAATGTTGTAAAATAACAAGAATAGAGTTATTTTCAGAGTCTTTTTGAATATAAATTGGATAATCTAGTGCTGATCCAGATGAGTATAATCTACCTATAACCGGAGATGATATTTCATCTTCCGTTAAGGTTTGAAACCAAAAAGATAATGTATACTCTTGTGCATATGCGTTCTGTTGAGAACCATATGGATTATACAAATAAAAGCCGAGAGATTGTCTGTCATATCTTGATCTAAAACATCTATTTAAATTAGTTAAGCCATCTTCAAAAGAAAAAGTTGGATCTGTAGTTGGAGATTGATAATTATATTGATATGTTCCATTATATGAAAGAACTCTAGATGCTAGAGGACCAGTATTAAATAAATTATCTTCACAAGCAAATCTATCTGTTAGTGCCATTATGCTGTTCCTATATCTCTGAATATATCAGCTTGAGATATCGCTCCGCCAGTAGTACTTTCTAAAGCCTTAACAATTTTAGACATAGTATTAGAAACAACTGTATTAACTTCACCAGCAAAATTAGGAGAATCTATCTTAATATTAGCATTATTTTCAACGGTTATATTACCATTAATTTCTTCAGGAATATTTATTTTCGCCAAATCATTAATCGCTGATTGTAACCTAGTTATTGATTCTCCCATAGACTTAATACTACTATCAAATTTATTTACTCCGCCATCAAACATTTTTACAGAATCCGAGAAAGACTTTGTATCTATTTGATCTAACTTTTGTGCAGAAGAAGATTTAGTGACTTTATCAAATAACCTATCTCCTCCAGCTATTCCACCGTCAAAAAATCTTTGTTCATTTATGGCGTTTAAATTGCCATATCCAATTGACTGAGCAGCTTGTGGATTTAATACAAACTCACCAGCACGAAGACGAGCCGGTATCATATCTCCATAACTAGCACCATTTACATATCCGCCAAAAGCAAAACCTTTTGGTTTATTTGCTGGATCTAACGAGTTTAAGAAAAATCTTTGATTAAAACCCAATCCTTGCTCTTCAGCTTGTCCGGCAGCCTGAAATGCTATGTCCGATCCTGGCAATGCATTAGCCATTTCGTCTGGAGTTAAATCTGGCATAAATCCCTTTCCTCTTATAAAATCGCCAGATATTTGCTTGTCCGTTATATCGCCAATAATATTTAGTCTATTTTTATTTTCTCTTCCGGCTGCTTCTTGAATAGAATCAACATCGCTACGCCTTAAAAAGATGGTTTGCGTTCCTATTTTGTTAAAAACAGTATCATCAAATCCTGTAACTCTTTGGAAATCATCGCTACCATAAAATCCTTTAATTTTTCTATTTTTCATATAATTAATTATCGATGCTTTTATTTTTTCTGGAATAACTACATTGCCTTTAATTCCAACAATGTCTTTAAAATAACTTGGATCTATATCCTTTCTGTCTTTTAAGGCAGCTGGTTTATTCTTTTCATCTGCAAATGCTTTGATTTCAGCAAGATCAAAGTACTTTTCCGCTTCTTTAAAACTGTCTCCTTTATTTCTTTTTCCAAATCTATCAAGGCTAACTAAACCACTTACAATTCCTGTATATCTCTTTTCTGCATTCACTAATCTTTGAATATCTCTAGCTTTTTCTATATTTTTTCTAGCTTCTTCTGGGGTTGTTTCAAAATCTTTGGCCATTCCTAAGTCAAGTTTATTATTATCGTTTGTTGGTAATCTCAACATTAATTTAAATATATCTACTTCTCTATCTATAAGCTGAGGTCTAAACTGACTCCTTCTATCTTTTTCTTGTTTAACAACATTGAATCGTTCCATAGCTTTTTCATCTTTAACATTGTTAGCTTGTATTGCATCTATATAATCCTTAAAAATATCAAATTCAGTATTAAATTGTTCTGATTTCACTATTCGTAAATTATCAAAACTCCACGAGTAAATATCAGTTTCCTCAAGTCTGTCTTTCTTTTCCTTGAATTTATTTGCAGCAACAGCTGTTAAGCCAGCTATATTTAAACCTGATTCAAGTGGATTAAAAGAAAAACCAGCAGCCACATCGCCACCTTCTGCACGATAAATAAGACCTCCATTTGCTCTAAAGCCAGCACCTAACCTTCTCTTTATGTCTTCCTCTTCTTCTTTTTTAGCCTGTTCTTTTTCTAATTTTTTAAAAGCATCATTTAATAAATCAAACTGATTTTTTTCTAAACCTTTTCCTCTGTTGCCAAAAGGTGGTTTTTGAGACTGCTCAGTTAATTGTTGCTGCTTTCTTGCTTGATTAGCTATCCATTCTCTTGTAAGTTGATCGCCAACCTCTTCATTAGTCATTCTTTGTTGACTAGGTGCTTTACCACTAAATAAAGCATTTAATCTATCTTGTTGTTCCTTAGATTGTTCTTGCTCAAGAAATTTTTTACCGCCTTCAATTAATAATTGAAATTGATCTCTTGTTAATCTTTTATTTTTATCAAGTTCTTTATTTTTAGCTTCTCTTTCATAAAACCCTATTGGCAAAGAATAAGCTAAATCTCTTCCAATGGTTGGATCATTTGCATACTGTTCTCTTAGTGTATAAGCTCTAAATAAAGGATGAAACGGACTATTTAATATATTTTGATCTTCTCTAGCTTGGAAGGCTTGTGCTAATAACCCACCACCCTGACGATAAACTACTCCTCCAGCACTCAAACTCTTTAACAACCCCATATTCTTTTCTGTAGATGCTCTATTAACTACATATGAACCAGCTTCTAAATATTGAAATTCAGTGTCCGTTCCTCTACTTAATGGATGAGATTTTCCACTAGATTTAACAATGTTAACTCCACCGCCACCTTTTCTATAATTAATATCATTCAAAAGAGATAGATTGTTTTTAGCAATTTGTGGTGGAATGACTGCTTCGCCTGGCGTAAGCATGGTTGGAATCATACCTCCGCCATTTCTTAATAAGAGATTATTTCTAAATTTCTCCCGAAATCCATTATCATCAAGGTATTTTAAATAAGATCTAAGCCTCAAGCGTTCTTTTGAAACAAGATCTTTTTGTTCAAGTTCATTCAAAACATCTATACCACTAACACCGTTATGTCTTTCAGCTAGAAATTCTTTATGTTCTTTTGATTGTATCCAAGCTTCTTTAAGTTCATAAATCTTGTCATACATTTCTTGTGAGTTTTGCGGAGCTTTCCATTCAAAAACTTCATCAACCTTTGGCTTTTCTTGTTGAATAGCAGCTGCGTTTGCTTTTTCTTTTGCTAATTCTGGTGGAATTTTAAGTTTAAATGGTTCGGGTGGAACCGAAGGTGTTATCAATTGTTGTGGAGCTTGAAGTTTGTCTTCAACAACTGGTTTTGGTTTGATTTGTACCTGTGCAGCATTTGCTTGATTTTTTCTAAAATTCTTTACTACTTCAGATCTAATAAAATTATTAATTTCAGAATTCATTTGTGAAATTAATTCATCTGCATCCTTTTTAGTTGCATCAAAATAAGGACGAGCATAACTAACCTTATCTGCATGTTTATAAATATTTGAATAATCACCAACTAGTTTATAAGACTTTTCATAGTATGGGAATAACTTATCTTTTAACTTTGTAAGTCTTATATATTCTGGATTATTTTCGTCTAAACCATTATCGCTCATAAAGTCATTTAGACCTATTTGAGAAAATGGAATAGGCAAATCATTACGAAGATTTTTTAATTCATAATCATTTATTGTATAGTCAGTGTTTTTAAAACCCTTTTTAAGTGGATCTTCACCTTTTGATAAAGCATCACTAAAAGAATAATACTGCCTATAATTTCTTATAAGTTTTTCTAATTCTTTTGATACTAACTCTTCTCCAACTGGCATAGCCCCATCTTTTTTAACAGCTTCCGGTTTAGCTAATTCAGCCTTGTTTAAAACTCTCATCGCTATTAAATTAGTAGCTTCAGCAGTTAATTCAGAAGCTAATTTATCTCTACCCTGAAAAGATGTTAATGGATCATTTGGATCTTTAAAACGAAGTGCATTTCTAAATTGATAGTATTTACGCAAAACACCAAGGGATGGAATTATAGAATCAATACCTTCTTTTTTATATTCATCTATAGATTTTTCGTTAAGATCAAATTTATCAAACTCCGCATAAATTCTTGGATCATCTATGTCAGAACCTTTTTTCTTAACAGAAGCTATTGTTTTTGCTAATTCAACATGAAATCTTTGAGACAAAGTGTTTAAATTATCAGCACTTGGATCTTTTGCTATTTGACTAATTTTCGTAGATAATTTAGCTCTATCTTCAACTATTTTTTCAGCATCATTTCTAGCTTCTTGATCTGCTATTCTCCTAGCTCTCTTCTCTTCAATTTCTTTTCTTTGTGCTTCCACTTTCGCTCTAGAAGGAATAACGAATTGACTTCTATCAACTTCTTCTATTCTGCCGGTTTTTGGGTCAACTTCAACAGCTGTAAGTTCTCCTAAATCACTAAAACTTTGATCGTAAATCGGGCCTATATTAGTAGTTCTACCTGTAAATTTTTTTGGTTTGCCATTCTCATCTATTACTATTTTACCATTCTTATCTTTTTCTATGTATTCTCTTTTTATGACAGATGGAGTATTTCCAGTTCTAGCATTTTCATCTAAGTGAAAATTGCCATCTTTATCTTTTCTGGCAAATTGCACTTTTGGTTTTAATTGCTTTTTTTGAAAAGCTAAATTCTCATTTTCTCTAGCTCTAGCTAAAGGAATATTCATCAATGGCATTTGTCTTGTTGCATTTGGATCATTATGAAAAGCTATTTCATTTTCTGCATAAGTAGTTGTACCAGTAAGAATTTCATTAAAAACTTGTTGCTGTTTATTTTTAAAAAATTCTCTGTATTTTAAAGTTTGCTCAATTAAAGCTTTTGCTTCTTTATTTGGATCATTATTAAAATTATCAGCTTGAATGTCGGCGAGAAATCCAGATGCATTTTTATCTCTTGGACTTAAATTCATCATTTCTGCTTGCCACCGATTAACTCTTCTGCGATTCATTAACCAAAGATAAGCAGCGTCTTTATTTAAATCATTAAGATTAACTTTTGTAGATGAGAATGGATATCTTGGTGCAAAAGAATCTATTTTTAAAATATTATTTTTTTCTGAATTACTAAGACCATTAAATACATCATTAATATTTTTAGCTGATGGTAAGTTATCGAATTTTTCAGAAGCACGAACATATAATTCCATCATGTATTCGTTTAGTAAGTCTTTATTATTGAAAACTTCATTAGCACTTAAATAATCAGAAACGGATCTCTCAAACTCATCTCTAAAATCTATTAATCCATACCTAACAGAATTTTTTAATTCAACATCTTTACTTGTTATACGATTTAAATAAGCTTTAAATTCAAAGTCTTTATATAATTCTGGATTTATTCTTTTAATGTTATACGGTGTTTTACTTTCAGAAGTTGTTTTTTTACCTTTATCAATATAAAATGCCACTTCATTTTCAACGCCACCCATAGATCTGATAAGCGGATCTATTCTAGGATCGTTTCGTTCTGCCTTCTTGGGTCTTAATTGTATTCCTCCTTCAGCCTTATAATTAACTCCGCTATTAATAGCATTTAATAAAGGAAGATTATTACGAGTTGCATTTGCATTAACAATAAATTCATCATTAGCAATCATTGCTATGTTATCTTTACCTTTTGCCAGTCCTCCTTCTGAAAAATAACTTACTAATCCGCCAAAAGCTTTTTCTTCTGGTTGAATGGTTATTTTTTTAATTTTTTTGTTTATTTCTTCTAATTGATTAACTAAATTAATAAGTTCTTGCCCTATTCTTCCAAATGGAATTTTTATATCTTTTAATTTTTCTAAATCATTAATAACCGATTCCATTTGATCGCTATCGCCAAAACCTGACTTCCTAGCCTCTCTTAAAATAGATTGTCTAATTCTATCTGGTATATTTTGTAACCCCAAAGAAGATTGCAAATTTTCTAAAGCTCTTATTTGTTCTGGGGATTTAAATTCTTCTTTTGTGCGATTTTGTATGTTTCCAAAATCTCGTATGTCTGCTAGTGCTTTTTCAAATAAATTTTTATCAAAATAACGATTTGTTATTCGCAAATCCTTATCATATTTAGATGATATTAATGAACTTTGTAATTTATTTAAGGCATCGATTACTCCTCCATCTTTAAAACCAGCTTTTTTTATAGATTCTTTATCAAATTCTTTAACTTCTAATAAATTTTTCGCTCCAGATTGAGCATTTAATGCAGTTTGAAGATTTGGCCCTCTTTTAAATAAAGAAGCAAAATATCCCTGTTCTGTTTCACTCATGCGATCAGCTTGAACATTAAAAGCATCTTTATTTGATAAACCTAATTCTTTATATACATCTTCTAAATTTTTTACTGCTGTTAAATTTTCTCCGGCTCGAATATCTGCAAAATCTTTTCCTTTGTCTTTTCCTGCTATAATACCAATTTGATTTTCTAGCGAAGCTCTTTGTGCTTCTAATGGCTTTCTTTGTTCTACAGAAAATGTTTCTTTTAAATCTTTAATAAATTTATCAGCTATCTCCTGCATCCTTTTCGTAGAATCTTGACCATTTTTGATTGCGTCAGAATATAACTTAGCTGCCTCTTCTTGTCTTTTGGCTATAGCAAGCATATCGGCTCTTGCTTGATTTGACTTTTCTTCTTCTGTTTGAATGTTTAGTTGTGGATAAGCTCTTTTTAAAGCCAAATTTTGAATTTGTTCGCCTGTCTTTCCTCCAAACTCTGGAAGTCTTACATTTTTAAATGTTTCTGTAAATTGAACAAACTCTTTTCTTCTTTTTAAACTCAATCCAGATATATCAGCACCAGCAGCAACATCTTGTGCTATGCCTCTTCCACGCTCTAGTTCCTTAAGCTGTCTCTTGTCCATAGTAAACATAGATCTTGCAGCACTTAACTTAGCCTCTCTTTGCTGCTCTGCATCGGCTAACCTTCCTTGTGCCTCTGTCATAGAAATTGTTTCATCTCTTAGATTCTTTAAAGCATCAGATAAATTAGAAATTCTATCTCTGATATTTTGATTGGCTAAAGCTAATTCCTGTGCTTTTTTTCTAGCGTTTTCATCAGCATTTGCCAAATCAGTAAAACTACCTTTTAATTCTTCGTCAGACTTTTTCAATTCATCTCTGGCAACCATTAAATCTTTGAAAATTGCCTGTGGATCTAATATATCTGCCTTATTAACATTGGTATTTTCTAAAAGTTGTCTTTGTCTAATCAATAAAGGCTGATTAATATCTTCAGTTTTTAGAAAATCGCTAATAGGTCTTCCTGTTTGTGCTGATTGTATTTCAGCTTCTATCTTTTTAACATTTAAAGATTTTTCATTTAAAACCACTAATTCATTCAAATATCTATTTTGTTCATCGGATATTCTTTTTAAACCGTTGATGTATTCTTGACCAACAGAATTAACAGCATTGGCTAATTGCTGATTTGTTTGATTAAATTGATTAGCGTACTGATCTAAAGCTTTTTTAGTTAATGCAAAAGGATCAAAATCTTTGCTTTGTCGTGTTAGTGATTGTCTACTTTTTTCTAATAAATCTTCTATATTAGCTGCAAATCCTGAAAACTCTGGTGCTTTAAGATCTATTTTTTGTTCTTTTAATATTGCCTGTAGTTCTTTAAACATTCCTTCGCCAGCTATTGTGCCAAAATCTTTATCTCTAGCTACTTGCAATGCAGCTGGAAGTGCTGTGTATAACTTATTTAGATTTAAAGCATTATTTTTTTGTTCTTTTCCAGCATCTCCCAATATTCCAAAAGTTTGATCTAAAGCTGATCCAAATAAATTTCCTGGAGTTCCAATTTTTAATCTTTCTGAAATAACAGGTGCTCTAAATTCAGATCTTCTATCCATAGCATCAACAAAATTTGTTGTGGCCCTGCTCATATTTTCAAAGTCTTGAACTGATAAAGCGACGGCATTACCAAAAAATTCTAAAGACAAAGCTAATTTTTCTACTGATGCAACTGCATTTCTTTGCACTTCAGCTAATCTATCTGATTCAATCTTTCCTTTTACTAAGTTAAAAGCAAATTTATTTAACTCATCTCCAGATTTTCTAGAAGCAGCACCCAATATTTCAAAAAATGCAACATCCTTCTTTAAATCGGCAAATATTTTTTCTGCATTGAACTCGCCCCCAACAGTTCTTTGTTCAACCCTAGATAACAAAATTTGTGTAAGTGGTTGTAATGCAGCACCAAATCTTTCACTTAATTTGTCAGCAACTATTTTATTTACATCTCCGCCTTCTGCTTTTGCTTGCTCTCTAGCTCTTGACTGAAGGACTTTAAAATCAGCAAGAACTCTTATTAAATCTGCTTCTGATCTAGCAGTAAATCTTCCTGCTTCAGCCACATCTCTTAAACTGTCATTAACTTTGTCTGCCGATTTTTGAAAATTTAATTTTTCAATTTCAGCAGCTGCTTTTTTAGAAGCACTGATAAAACTGGCTATTCCAGCACCGGCTATAATTAAGCCAGAAGCTAATTGACCAAGACCTGGTATAACATTAACAGCTATTGCTGCTGTGGCTGCTGCACCTAAACCAGCTGAAATACCAGAGCCAATAATATTTGTTGTCCTAGAAGTTCTTCCAGCACTAACATCTTCGGCAGTTCCAGCTGCATTTTCTAAATAATTAGCACCAAATGAAGCAGCGACAGAGGCAGCACCGATGATGCCTCTTCCGAGACTAGATCTTTGAAAACCTGCAAATGTTCCCCTTAAACCACCTCCAGCATTTCTAATTTCATCTCTTAAATTGGCAAAAGCACTTTTAATAGATTCAGCAGCGGAGTTAAATGAAACTCTAAATCTTCCAAAAAACCCTTTACCCTGAGTTAAGTCTGTTGATATACCACGAAGATCATCTGAAACTTTTTTGCCAGATGTATTCATTTTTTGAATAACATCTTGCTCTAAAGACTCAAGACCAAATACACGGCCTTGTTTTTCTACGAAATTTGCATTTTGTTGAACTGCTTGTGCATATTTTTGAGTAGCAGCTTCTATCAAAATTTCTTTATCATTAATGCCAGTTATAATTTTAAGTTGATTGGCTATGGCTAATACGGCCTGTTGTTTAAACTTATTTTCTTCTTCTGTCAAAAGTCTTTGTTGTGTATATGTACCTATTGCTTGTTGTGCTTCTCTTGATGGAGCAATTTTGCCCAATCTTTCTTCTGTTCTTGTGCTTAAAATATTGGCTAAGGACTCAGAACCTCTTCTGCCTTCTCCAACATTAAGAGGGGCTTTTTCTGCTGGTAAAAATCTATAAACCTGTTCTCCAGTTGGTAATGCTTGAGCTTCTAATGTAGATGCTAAATTTGTTCTTTGAGTTTTTAATTCTTCCAATCTTTTTTCAGCAGTAATAACGGCTGGATCTAAATTAGGATCTGCAAATGTAGAAGAAGTTCTTGCGGTTGCAACGGCAGAAGTTGTTGTTAATATTTTTTCATTTAATTTTTCGTACTTTCTCATTGTGGAAGTAGCAATGCCTTGTGCAGCTGACATAGCCTGAGAAGCACTGATATCTACTCTTTTTGCTCTTATTTGCTCATAAATAATATCTGTCAATATTTTAGTAGCTGCACTATACTGATCTTCTTCAGAGCCTGTTTGTGCAGAAACAAGTGTGCTTAAATCAAATTTTCTATTCTTAAAAATCTGACCTTGTTGTTGGGCGGTTATTAAAAGTCTAGGATCTATATCTCCACCAGCAGCAAATCCAACTCTTCCTCCTAATGCAAATTTTCCAAACTTATTCATTCTATCTAAGTTAGAAGAACCGATTGAAGAAGCAGAACTTGGGCTAAATACAAATTCGCCTGGAGTTAATAAAGAAGGAACTCTTCCTCCAGAAGCAAATCCTTTTCTTGCCATATTAGATAAATTATCTGCACCAATCTTTGATACAGAAGATTTTCTAATTACAAAAGAACCTTCTTCCAAATCCATTGGAACACTATCACTGTTACCAACTCCTGGAACTATGAATCCGCCATCAGCTTTTTTTCTTTTTTTAGGAAATGTAATAATATCAGAATTTTTTTCAAAATCGGCTGGTCTATTAACTTTTGCTATATTAGCTATATCTTTTGCATAAACTCTTGATTCCTTATTTATAATATCAGCTGCTGAAACAACACTTCTTTTTAGTTCTACATAAACGCTTTTTTTATTTCCTAAAATTTTATTAATAGCTTCCTGATTAGGTTTTCCATTTTCATCTTTTATAAATTTTGATAAATTTTCAGATGTTGAAAAAGAATCAATTGGGAAATTGGCTTCTGTAGATGCTTCTTTTGATTTTGTTCTTTTATTATAATAATATTCAAATATATATCCTTCTAATTGATTTTGTCCATTTGTGTCACTATTAATTATTCCTTTTACTATTTCTGGACCTCTTGTTTTTCCGTATCTATCATTTATTTTTTTTCTATTTACAATATCTTTTGATTCATTAATTAAATTTGTAGCTTCATTTTTAATCTTTTCACTTAACTTTGAATCGCCTATGCCTGGATTATAAGTAAAAACTGGTATATCAGTATCTTTGATAGAAATTTCTTGTCCATAAACATAAGCTTTAATAGCACTATCACTTTGAATTCTTCCATCTTTGACAGTTGCTTTTGGACTTTTTACTCCTTCTCCTGGTTTAAGTAATGTTACTTGTATTACATTTCTTAAATTTGGACTTTTTTTTCCAGACTGATAATCTTCTAAATTTATAACTCCACCAGCTGCAAATCTTTTTGGTATTACAACTTCACCTGGTTCAAGTAGTGCAGGAACAATATCTCCACTACCAGTTCCTGGTACTACTCCACCTCTTTTCATTTTTACAACGCCACCATCAGCAAATCTATTTTGATTAAATATCTTTGGGTTTGGACTTGCCGTGATACCAGTGCTAAAGCCCTTTACAAACTGGCCTATTCCAGTAGCAACTTTTACAGCTGCCAAAGCACCAACTAATGGTATCAATGGCTTTAAAGCATCTGCCAATTGAATTGCAGCACTAGCACCAGAAATAAATGTATCAAATAGTTTTTGAAAACCGGTAGACTGAGTTATAGATCTAATTAAAGCATTAAATTCTTCCTTTAATTTTTGTAATTTAACCGCATAAGCTAATTGAGCCTGACCAGCATTTTGAGTTAATGATCCAGCACCAGCAATCGCCACATTAACAGCTTTTTGACTAACAGCAAATTCTTGAATAAGAGGTATGACTTTAGAAATTTGTCTATAACCACCAAGCTCTTCAACTATCTGTGCGAATTTTGGATCTGTAGTTGGAAGTCCAGATAAAGCAGCAGAGAGTCTTCGTATGGCTTCGTAAGGACCAACAAATTGCTGTTCTAAGTTAGCATTTCCTAAAGCTAAAGCTTCTTCTCTTGTATATCTAAGTTGAACACCAACTTCTTTAAGGGCATTTACAGTATTTCCACGCTGTATTCTTGTAAATATAGTTCTAAGACCAGTACTGATAGTTTCAGCACTTTCTCTTGTTGTCTGCCTTACTGATGTAAATAAGCCTAGTAATTCATTAAGATCACCACCAGCAGCCTTAAAAGCACCACCAGTTTTACGAATGGCTTCTACAATGTCTCCAGCTTCAACAGCGAATTCGCCAGCAACTGCATTAACAGCACCTAAAGCTCCTTCTAAATTACTTGCACCAATTTTAAACTGATTGAGAATTGCAATTGCACCTTCAGTCGTATTAGTGAAATTTTCAAAGTTAGGAGCCAATGCTGCTTTAGCCAAAGCTTCCAAAGCAATTCTAGTATCTGCGATTGATAAGTTAGCTTGTTTTAATGTTACAGCTGCTTGAATTAAATCTTTGCTTGAAACGCCTAAAGATGTAGATAGTCTAGTTACTTCATCAACAACACCTTGAATGGCAGAACCAGTATCTCCAGAAACCTGAACCAACTTAACCATCTGGCGATCAAAATCTATAGCCTCTTCTGTACCTTTTCTAATGGCATTAGATAATGAAATCATAGATCCAGCAGCTAAACTAAAAGCACCAAACCTTTTTGCTGCCAAACCAGCTTGACGACCAAAGCTTTCTACGGATGTGATTGCACCTTCAATGTCAGCTTTAATTCTTTTGATTGAATCGGCATTAGCCATATTCAAATCAATATTGACCTTTTTATTTCCTAATTGTTTATTTAAATCGTTAGATATCTTAGTAGCTGCCCCAGAAGCTAGGGCAACATTCATTATAGCTGTAATATTAAAGGCCATTGCTATCCTCTATAAAAAGAAAGGGAGCAATCTCTTATTTTAAGAAAAGACTGCTCCCATTAGACTATCCTATTAAATATTACACCAATTTTTTATTCTTTATCTTCCTCAATTGGCTTGCCTTCATCATCCAAAAATGGAGTGAATTCAACAATATAATTACCTTCTTCATCCACTAAATTTCCTTCAATATCAACAAGTTTTCCGTCTTCGTTGATATATCGACCATCTTCATTAACAAGACGGCCTTCAGAGTCAACTCTACGGCCCTTCTTATCAATATAATTTAGCTGATCATCAACAAACTTATACTTCTTCAAGAATTCGTTTTCTGGAAGACGCTTTTCATAATCTGGGTCAATTCCATAAAGCATCATAGCCAAGTTAGAAGCTGCTGGCCCGATAGCTGGATCAATTTCTTTTGCAAGAAAGTCCTCATAAGACTTAAAGTATGGCTTGCCAGTATCATTAAATACAGTGCATGCCGAAACAAAGAAATTAAACTGGGCGTTGTCTGCCTGACCTTCAGCCGTATTATTATCAAGGCCAATACGGTCAGAATTAAGTGTGCGTAGTTCGGCCCTATAACGCTTCATCTGTAGGGCTACTTCTTTTGCCTCACTAAGCTTAATACCGCCAGACTTAATTTTTCGCTCAGACTCGGCGATCTTTTCCTGTAGATCACGAAGTTGTTTTTGCTTATTATCATCCCAAAGCTTCTGCTCTCGCATAACGCTTTCTACTTTAGCACGAAGAATACCGCCGGACTCAACGGCATCACGAAAGGCTTTATTATAAACCTTTTGTCCTTCTTGCTTTTGCTTGACAGTTGGACGCTGAACTGCAAGTTCAACTTCCTTATTATCAAGCGTTACTTTAAAAGTCCTCTTATTGTCAGGTGCACTCATGACGATCCTCCTTTAGAAAAATTTCGAGTGTAACCATCCCAAGAAACAGAGTATTGGTCTATCTCAGCTTCCATAGCCCTAAGCTGATTATTTCCGTTATTTAATATTTCTGCTCTACACAATTCCCAAACATTTTTCCAGAACTTTTTATCAGCAATTAAATCTTCTTCATCGTCTGGGAAAATCTCCCAAAGTTCACTGAAATGTTTTTCTACAGCAGAAAGAGCACCTATAAACGATGTTCGCATTTTTGTTTTAGAGACTTTTTTTAATTTATCCTTAGACAAAAAATAATGTTTTTGAGTTAACTTTTTTTCGTCTTCCTTATTGATCTTAGACGCTTTTTCAAAATTATCGTAAACTCCCATGTTTTCCTCTCACATTGAGTTTTTCTTTAATTGAACATCACGCCTAACATCGGCAAATTCAAGATCTGTAACTTCTCCCTTTTCCAAAATCGTCTTTTGCCTAGATCTTTTAATTGCCATAACTTCAGGAGTATTCATAGATTCTATCCGCTCTCTTTCTTTTTGTGAATGAGCAACTATGAAAATTTCTGAAGAATTTTTAACTTTGTCACTTAATGAACTATCTACTGAATTTTGACCCTTCTTTAAATCTCTTTCTTTCTTTTGAGATATCATCCATCCATCTAAAGCATCATCATCTTGAACTAAATCATCTGGTGGAACTTCTGGATGTTCAGCTATATTATCGTACAATTGACTCCAAGTTATTAAGGATCTCCGTTCGTCATCTAGATCAATGATAGGTATTCCAAAAATGGAACTTTCAGATTTTTTAACATTCCAATAACTTTTCCAAACAGAACTTTTAGCTAGTTGTCTTAGTTTTTCATCACCCAATTTACTTTGATTATAAAAAACAACCGCCTCATCTAATAAATCACTTCTGTTTTTCCAAAAAGAAGACTTGGTAAAAACCCTATCTCCATATTGATGATATAAACTACTGCCAACTAAATATTTAGTTTTTAAAGTAGATGCATAACCAGTAGCACTTATATGTATGTACGAATATTTTTCTGAAAATAAATTAACACGATCTATTTTTGCAACAAGAAGCACTTTCCTAATGACAGCACTTTCTTTGTCTTTATAAAAATTTTTATATAAATTAACTTTTAGTTCTTCTATTTCCTTATTTAGTTTTTCAAGAAGTTCTTCTTTTTCATCATTCCAAATACCATGTTCTATTAACATATCATTAATTTCATGATCTGTATAAAGACCTTCTACACTAGCATCAACTAATGCTTCTTGATATATCTCTTCTGCTATATATCTATCGTGTCTTTCTGGATGTTTAATTAAATAAATTTTATCTTTGTAATTAAATCTTATAAATCCAGCTATAATCCTAGCTATTAATAGTTCGTCCAAAAGTCCTCCTAAAATAAAAAAACCAAGAGGATTTTAACCCCCTTGGTTTTATTATAATCAGTTTTCCAAATTATTACATAGGATCTGATGGATGTGTTACAGTAAAATCATTGAAGGTACGATAGCTATAAGTAACAGTTCCGTTACCGCCATCAGCACCACCGCCAGCATTGTTTACTGAAGTCAACTTACAGCTAGTTCCAAGATCTACTGCAAGACCTTCTTCAAATACAAGCTTAATAGATTGATCAGTAATGTTATCTTCAATTTCGTCGGCTTCTACTAAGTCACCAACTTTGTTCATAACTTCAAACTCAGCGGTAACTTCAACAGGGAACTTGACATAGCGGAAGTAAGGAGCCTTACGACCCAATTCAAGCATCTGTTCACGACCAAGATTTGCACTAACGCTAACAGATTGAACACTAGCTCTAAAGCAACCAAGAGCAGTATCAATTTCATTAACGCCATTGCTGCTAACACCTGGAATACCACCTTTTTTGGTAGCACCACTGTTGCAAGGAAGCAAGCTAGAAGCAAAAACAATATGCTGCCTACGATTAACACCACTGGCATTATTGTCAGTAGCTTTTTCTTCTGCACCAAGACCAGTTCCATCAGCAGTTGTTTGTGTATAACCTGTAAAATAACTTGCGTCACTAGCAGTGATTCTATGCCACTTCTTGTTATTAGCCACTAAAGTCACGCTTTCGGTAGCATTTCCTTCAGTTGCAAGCTTATAAGAAATCTGGCTTACGAATGCACCAGAAACAATAACTTCAGAAAGTGGAGTACCACTAGCTAAACCCTGAGTGTCATTATAAAACTGCATAGCAACTTTACACTTGGCATTGGATCGACCAACCAAAGTTGAGTCAGCACCTTCTTGAGTTGCCAAGCAATAAACTGGAGCAGTTCCATCAAGAACACGCTCAACAGTGATCTCAATATCAGGAACATTTTCAACGATTTGATAAAGAGCAAGTTGGCCAAGTTCAAAAATGTTTTCAAGATTAAAAGTGGTATTCATACCAACGCTTTGAACGCCATGTACGAATGCGTAATTGTCAGTTGCATCTGGAGAGATGCTGAGTGCTTCTACAGCATAAAACATTCTTCTATTTGCCACGGTTATTCTCCTCTAAGCAGTTTAGGTAATTACCTATATAAAAGTTACACCAAAATTGACATTTTAAGGCAAATCACTTTCACAAGTTAATCTTATCTCACATCCAACTAATGGATATGGCAAAAGAACCTCTCTAGACTTAACATTTTCAAATCTAATCTGTTTCCAAGCATAATCGCCACTAACCATAGCTGGATATTGAATTCCGCTACTAGAAACAGAACCGTCATAATTTAATGGGTATTTCTTATCATTTACCAATTTATACCTATCAACGCCCATAATTCGTTTTTGCCATTGATATGTAACTATGTCATGTATTTGATTACGATCATAAGATGTTTCGCTCAATATAGTTATAATTACTTCTTGTTGATGTTTTCTGCTTAAATTGCCCAATTCTAATGGATAAAAGTTAACTTTTGGCATTGCCTCAATAATCATAGCTGGCAATTGCACTCTATTTTGAGACAAAACATCCCAAGTTCCAGATCCATTTTGTAAGAATTGAGGATCAGCTGCATTATAACTATTAAAAACTAATTGATTAAACCAAGGTTGATTTCCTTTTAAAATCTTAACGCTTCTATTAGAGTACTCACACTGGACTTTACTTCCAGAAGCTACTGGTGAATTAAAGATAATTTTTCCTTCTGGATATGATATTTTGTAACCAGAAGCACCAGTTTGACTGACTGGTATAAAATTATTATTTACATAAACACCGCTTATATTAATTGGCTGATTTGTATAACTAATACCTGTTTCCCAAACCCAATCAGATCTAACGCCTTCCCAAACTCTTCCAGAAGCATATCTTGGATCTCTAGCCATTCTTAATCTAGAAGGATCTGCCGAATGAGAAGCTATGCCACTAGGATTATTATTAATTCTATTATTAGAGAAAGCTCCAATATTTAACATCGCCCATTGTGCAAAAAAAGTGAGGGATGTTTCTAAATTTTCAGATGCTAATGGCTGGCCATAATGATTTACGCCATTAAATTCAGTTATCATGAAAATCTACCCTCTCTATTAATAATTTCATTTATCTGAGGTATAGCCCGATCAAAAGACCTAGTTATCCAATTATCTTCTTCTGTTCCGCTAAACTCTGGGCTAATATTAAAACCATCTACACCTTTAAAGTATCCGCCATCGTAAAATTTTGAATATTTAACTCTAGCTGCTATAGTTGTCGGTTGAACCATAAGGGCAAATCTACTTCGTGAGTTTTTCTGTATAGAGTTATAATATCTAACTTCATAATTCTGTATAAGTATGCCAGAACCTTCTAATAATAACCACCTCAACCAAGGTATTGTTCCTGCTTTAGACTCATAACTTCCCAATGGATGATCTGCTACTCCTTGTATACCTTCTCTGCGTAATAAATAAAGTGCCATTCCGCCCAAAGAATTTGCAGTAGCATCTTTTTTAACAAAGTTAATTTTACTAGTTATATAACTGGCTATAGTAGGAATAATACTTTCTGGGTTTTCGACACCAAGATCTAATCTTAATCGCCCCCTAAGATCAGTTAAAGATTCAGCTTCTGGAGCAGTTTTAATGTAATAATCTATTATGCTAACTATAGAAGGTCTTATTCTTTTAATTAAATCACTTATATACTTAGATGTGATTTTTCTAAGTTCTTCTTTTAATCCTTTTTCAAGTTCTTTGCCGTCTAATGATATAGACCATTTATATTCCATAACTAAGCACCAACTCTTGTCCAGTTAGCAACCCAGTATTTGCCTTGCACTATATTACCTTGATCTATAGGTTCGCCCAAAAGTTCATATGTATATCTAATTAAGCCTTCAATATCTAACTGAAAGACCATCTTTCTTGTTTGCAAAACATCAGGAAGATCTTTCATGTAGCCTTTTGTTTGTATACTTCCGTCTGGCAATTGAATATGTGCTGGAAGTTTTTGAAAAAAATCTTTAGGAGAGTTAGCTACTAAAACTTTTATATCCTTAGTCATTGAATTAAAATGCAAACCGCTGCCATCACACATTGGACATGTAGATCCATTTTCAAACGGTATTGGGCCACCATTAGTCCATGTATTGGAAGATTTATTTCCTATTGGGTCGAATAGACAGTTTACGCAAGGAGAAGCAATAGGTGGATATATAAGTCTACAAGTTTTTCCAAGTTGATCTATAAGATCATCTATGGCGAATTCCGCTATTTGTTTAATATCATCAGTTAATGAAAATATTTTTGCCATTATTTTGTCCAGTATATTTTAATGGGTCTTGATCTAAATCTAGTGTCAGTAGAAGTTACACTTAAATTTGCTACAGCTATTTGATTTGGATTTATTCCATAATTACCAGATAAACTCAAAGATAAATCTTTAAACACTGCTATGCCATCGGTTGGAGTAACGGTAGTTGTTCCATTAAGAGAAACCGTTGGATTACCATAAATATTTTCAACTCCAGCAACACTGATTGATATTGTTCCTGTAATATTTTGATATGTCATATTGGCTTGACCATCAGCAGGAACATTAACTATAGATCCTGTAAAATTATCTCCATTGTCATAAACATTGTCATATCCAGTTACAGCTTCTATAACTATTGGAATAGTAAATTGTTCGCCAGCTTTTTGTATTTGTGAGTTTTGTGGATAAATAACGGCATTAAGTCTGGCTGGTATACTTCTAGCTCTTGTATTTGTATAACCAAATATTCCTGTCGGAGAAGCTCTAAATGGGTGATGTGCAGCTGGAATACTATTCATTATGCTTAAATTATTAATGCTATTGTGAGAAATTAAAATATTGAATGTGGATGGATTTAAATAAGATTCCTGTGGTAATATTTTAAAATAACCAGATGATCCTAAATTATCATACTGTAATGTTAAATAATAAACTTTATCAGCAGCTGGTATTCCCCATTTGTTTGCAGAAGTAACAGCACCAAAAGATGTGTATAATGTTGGTTTAAAAGTAGCACTATTATTTGATGAGTGCCAAGAACAGCTGAAACTGGTATTGCTTAATGAAATAACATTGTCTTCTTTATCAAAAAATTGAAAAAAGTAAGTTATAAATCCTTCGGTTGGATAATTAGCTGGCCCATTTATTTCTACTTCGTACTCTGAAGGAATCCTTCCGTTAATAGGTCTTTCATAAGGTAAACTATTAATGGTTTTTGGTAAAACCTTAGTGACTAAATCTGTATAATTACTATGATAAAGTTTCATATAAGATGGATATATTACATTAGATAACTGGCAATTTGGGAGAATTGGAATCCACTTACTTAAATTATCACGCCAAATATAGATAATATTATTTAATGTGTTTTGCCACAACCCTCCTTGTTTATCGGCTAATGTTGGTGCTGTTGGTGCTCTAAATATTCTTTCTCTTTCAATTCTTTTCCACCCATTAAAATTACTAAAAATAAATAGATTGTTATCTACTTCATAAACTTCATTTTCTTGTGGATTAATTGGAAAAGGCATTTTAACCTCATGTACATTTAGTCGAAAAGTATGGTATCCAATTATTGTTTTCCCAAAAATAAATAACACCACCGTCTTCGTCAAACCAAATTGCTATTCTTGAAGAATCTATATTTTGAGTTGGTCGATCTGGTTGTGCAAAAAAATTGGTAGGTTCTTCTTGTACCCAGCCAATATCTTGTTTGTATCTAAAATATTTGTTTCCAATTACATGTATATCATCATTAACTGGATTTATAGGAAAAGGCATATTAGTTCCCCTTTAAATCGCTTAATATAGTTCCTGGAGGTTCATAATTTGCAAAAACATAAAAATATCTAGGTCCAGTGTTTTGATAAGACAATTCATGATCAGCAAACCCAAAATTTTGAACTCTTGTTTCTGGTAATTGTGCAGTTTCTAAATAACTCCATTTCGGCCCTTTTTCCATTCCGTTAAAAATAGCTGCGTCAAAATTTATTGGGTTTCTTACTTCTAGGTTTCTTTTGTCAATTGAACCTGTATAACAATTATGTGCACCCAAAGGAATTCCCTCTGGTAGTTCAAACTTTAAATAGTTTACATTTGTTAAATCGGTCAAACTTTTCCATCTATCAAAAGGAAAACCATTAGTTGAAGCACTAATAAATTTTTCTAAACTTGGATCTCCTAATGTATAATAGTACTGTTTACTTTTTGGATCTTTTCCTGCGTTACATTCATATAAAAATGATATGTATAAAAAAGGTTTTTCTTCTAAATAATAAAATTTAAAATAAATACTTGTTTTAAATCCGACTTCCTTAACTAATTCCTCTGGACAACAACCAATAGGATGTCCTGATGAAAAATTTTGATCGTAAATCATAATATCGACATTTGATTTTCCATAATTTGAATTTTTTATATACTGTTTTGTCTGTGGAAACTCGTAGTAAAATTGATGATTAAAATCTCTTGGGTTAAAATTTAAATTTTTATTTTTTAAAAAAAGCCAAGATGGACTTTGTGATCTCCAATTGAATCTTGGATCTGTAAAGAAAAATCCAGCTGTTAAATTATAAACTTTGTTGTTTAACATTATTTTCGTCCTGCTGCAACATAAGGTGGTTTATTTGGCTTGCCATTAAACTCTCCAGTTGCCCAATCTAAATAAGCTTGTTCTGCCGTAAGGTTTTTGCCTGGTATACTATAAAAACAAATATCTTTAGAGATGTTTTGCTCTCCGGTTACTTGATATTGTTTTTGCTCTCCTTTGACATTTACATTAACTGTATCTAATGAATTTCCTGGAATAGATTGCAAGCATCCATCTTCATCTATGTATGTTTTGTATTTAATAGTCATTTGTGCACAAAAACCAACTTCTTTTGGTTGTTGTACAACTTCACCATTAACCAAAGCATTTTTAACATTTGATTTACAAAAATTACAAGGTTCAAGTTTGCCTCCAAAATTATCTATGTTTGTATCTGTGTAAGGAGGAGTTGCAAATTTTTGTCCATTATAATCTCTTTGAACACAAGGAGGTTTTGGTTCATTACCACGCCTTAAATTATCTACAACTACAGCTGGATTGCCTGGTTGTGGTACTCCAGCTATACCTCCACCACCACCAAAACCACCACCACCTAAACCAAGACCTCCTAAACCACCTAATCCGCCTAAACCGCCTGGATAACCATATCCACCGCCAAAACCTCCTGGTCCTGGTCCTGGAGGCAAACAGTCTAAAAGACCTGGAGTTCCTCCATAAATAGCATGTTCACATATTTTTTTAATTCCACAAGCTGTATTTATAAGTATAGATTTACAACATTTATTAACTATATTAGTTATAATTCCATAAACACCTCTTATATAAAAAGTATATACTTCTTCTCCTGGTGGACATGATCCATTAACAGGATTAGTTCCGGTTGGTAATGGATTTGGTGGTTGTGGGCGTGTAGGACCAGTAACAGGATTTGTAGAATTAGTACCAATAACACCTGGGCCAACAGCATATGGTTCTGGTTTAACCAAAGGACTGTCTGGGTTAATAGCTAAAGCAGAAGAATTAAAATTATCATCTGGATCTTCAGCACCTTCTGGATTTGCTAAATCTTGCGAAGGAACTATTTCTCCAGTAGGATTTCCATCTTCATCTACATAAGGTCTTCCAGTCGCAGGATCTATTTGTAAGTTATAAGTTAAATTATTAAAATTTGAAACAGTTGTACATTTTCCATAAGAAAGCATGAATGGATCAACATTTTTAATGTTTGCTGACCAATGAGACATAATGTCAGCTTGCGTAACTGGTGCTATATTAGATAAAGATGTTAATAATTCTCCCCATTGAGCAGCACTAATAACCATGCCCTGACCTTCTGCCATAGCTGAAGGAGAACCATTAAATCCAATAAGATTTTCACCACAAGGACCATTCTTTTCTAGAATAGCTTGTTGTAATGAACCACTCATATTTGAACTACTGAATGGGCCTACAAGCGGAACATAATCGCCTTCGTTATATAATTCATTTGGCTTATTTATTGAAAAATATTTTTTAGGATCTGTTTCTTTTCCATGAAAGTAAGAAGAACATGCTTGTCCAACTAAACTAGCAGCACTATCAATAAACTTGCTTCCGTTATTTCTATTTAACCAAAGACCTTTTAACAAACACGGTCCAAAACCAAAGTTAACAGCTGAATTAGTTCCATTTAACATATTTCCTATTTCAAGCGTGTTATGATTACCTATAAGTGCTATAGTTCCATTTTTAAATCTATGTAAACCAACTTCTGATTCTGGATCTGGATAATAAACCTCACATCTTGGATTACAAATTGCACCAGCTACGAAATTTGGTAACCAACCAGTATCTCCAGATATATTTACAGAACCTCTATAGTATGGGTCTGGTCCATAAAGAAAACCACGCTCATATGGATCGTTATAAAAACCAATAGTATTAAAAGTTACAACTAAGAAATTAGAATAACCATCTTCTTCATTACCTCTTCTTGTAAAAGCAGGACTTAATATAAAATAAGCTGTTTGTGCAGAAAATGTGTAGCCTTCTGGGGTTGTATATTTACTTGTTTTACAACCAGTTTTTATGTGTTCATCAATTTTTATATTTAATGAATCAGTGATTGGATAAGAAGGTTTTCTACAATTTGTAGCATCTAAATGAGGAACTGGAAAAACATTGCTATTAGCTAAAACATTTGTTAACGCAAAATAATTTCTTTGTGCCTCTAATAATCCCATTGCAGACGCAGATATTGATGGTAACACAACGCCAAAATCTGGATTATTTTGTGCTGGAAAATCACCGCAATTAAAAAGATAAGATGTATCACTTCTGTCGGGACTTCTAATATCGTGAATATTTGTTCCATGAACTGAATGTTTTAACTGAGTAAATCTTAACCAAGATCTTCCAATTCTACCCTTTTCTTTTTGTGAGTAGTTCCAATAACAAACGGTATTCGACATAACTGGACCACCAGAATTATTTACTGGATCGCCAATGTCATTTTCAATAACTTTTCTTACATAACCACCAACAGTTATATAGATTTTACCATTTCTAAATGTAATTCCATCGGGCATTTTAAGAGCAGTACCAGAAGGACCAACGGTTGTAGTTGTTCCTCCCGGCCCTGTAGTTGTTGTAGTAGCTGTAGTCGTGGTTGTAGTTACAACAGGAGGTAATGGAGGACGATTAATACTTATTTTTGTTGTTGTTGTTTGAGTATTTGGTGTTGTTGTAGTAGTTGTTATTAAACCTGTGCAATCTGGTTCTAATGTAATTCTTGTGGTATTATTATATTCAATATTTGTTCCGCCTATATGCCTTATTTCTTTTAACATACCTCTGATATTATATATATTTCCTATAGAGTATGCATCTAATGTTTGGTATATAGAAAGAGGGTTTTTAGGATTATAACTTGCAGCAACATAGAAAATCGGATTTGAATTTTGTCTTGTCAAAGTTGATTCATGAACATAAAATTCTGGTTGAATATAACCATATTTTAAAAGCGATCTTCCATAAGGTAATTGTTTAAAAGAACATTCCCACCTAGATATAAAAGCTTTTTGTTGTTCTTCATTTTGATAAGGAACAATTTCTTTTATATTTTTATCATAAAATACTATACCAACTAAACAACCATGACTTGCATGCCAAGGATCTCTATTCAATACGACAGAATTAAGATATTGTTTTTGACTTGGATTTCTAATTATTATAGGAACAAATCTTTCATCTTTAAATATAGAGCCTGTTCCTGAAAGTTGATCGATTATTTGTTTTTGTGAATCATTTAATTGTGGATATGATTTTTTCCAAAAATAAAATGTTGTTCCTCCAGATTGATATTCTTCCTGTGTATCAAACCAAAGTTGTAATTGCCAAGTTATATAATGAAGACCTATATTTATATTTGATCTAGAAGAAAAACCTCTTAAAATAATACTTGTGTTTATAAATCTTTTTGTGTTTAAGTTGAAAAGACACTTTCTTGGAATGTTACAACTTTTTAAAAAGTCATAATATGGACCAGTTTCTTCAGGTGGATATTCATTGGTTAATGGATCTGTTAAAATAGAAATTGGTTTATAAGCAAAATAATATAAAGTTGGATCATTATTAGTAATAAAATCATTAGATGTTAATTTTTCAAATCTTCCATCTGGCAAATCTGTTACATAAATTCCAGTATAAGGACTAGTACTATATTGTTTATAATAATTTAAAAATAAATTTAATTCAGGACAACAATTATTTGCTGGTTTAGATAAATTATTTAAATTAAAACAATATTGAAAAGTTGATGTCAATTCTGCTTTAGCTAAATCGCATGGTGTAGGAGGTGCACTTGTAGTAGTGGTTGTAGTAGTGGTAGTGGTAGTTGTACAGATAGCTAAAGAAGCTGCCTGTAAAGCAGTTTCACATTCTTCCTGAGATGTGTATATTCCACTTCCATCAACTTCACAAACACAATCAAAACAATCTAAAGCTTCGTTATAAACAGATTTCCAACTTGGACATGGAGTTGTACTAGTGGTAGTTGTTGTGGTTGTTGTAGTAGTCGTAGTCGGAGGAGTAATACTACTACATTCAACATGGTGAACATGAGCATTGCCATTAAAGAAACTGGTTATTACAAATTTATCGGTATCGGTGTTTTCATTTTTTGGAAAGAATTCTATGTTATGAAATAAATAGTCTTCACCGAGATCATATTCATGCCAATTAAAACTATCAAATGTAAAATATATATATCTTTTATCAGTTAATGCTATCGCACCTATTCCATTTGAAACTACATCTATAAATTTTACTGGGGCATTAGCATTAATATTATTTATTATTACTGATTGCCACTGAGTAAAATTATTTGGATATGAAACTTTAAGATTACCATTATTATCTATTGCTAAATAATGCAAAGAATCAAAATCTATTCTTTTGTAAGTGGATTTGAGTGTTATGCCTTGGTTTTGAGCTATTATAAATGTATTTGAATTTCCTTTTTTAACATAAACATCATCCGATGAACTTGTTGATAATATAAAAATATCACTATTATTTGTAATTGGTTCTAAATAAGCATCTCCATTAAATGTACCTTCAAAAATTTTACCACTTCCAAAATAACACTTATATACATTGTTGTTTTTAGTTAAAAAATAGTTTTTTGTAACAGAAACTACATATTCTTCAGAAGTTTCAAAAATTAATTGTTCTGGAGGTAAAATACTTGGAGCAATAATCATAGAAGAATCTGTGTTTAAAACAGCTTCTATATTAAAATTAATATCAATAGGCGTATTAAAACTAGAATTATTTGGTGTGTTTATTAAGTTATAACCTAAATTATCAAAAAGATCATATCTAATTTCTGTATCAAATAAATTAATGTCATTTGTTTTATAAAATGTCTCTAAATTTCCAAGTATATAAATAATGGCTGTTTTATTTGTATTATTACCAATAGAAGATAAATAACCTTTTTTAATATATGGACTTGGAGAAGTAGCTTTTTCAACTTTTACTGTTTTCCAAGTTCCAAAACACTCTGGAGGTGCTTGAGTAGTTGTTGTAGTCGTTGTTGTGGTTGTTGTCGTTGTTGTCGTAGTAGTTGTGGTGGTATTTAAACTAGTAGTTGTTGTAGTTGTATTAAAATTATTTTGTAATACATGCACATCGCAAGAACATGATTCTGTTAAAAATTCAAAATTTGGAATTGACTGAAATTTATTGAAAGTTGTAACAAATTTAGGTTCTATTATTGAAGTGTTATTTTTATTAGTTGGACTATTAAAACTTCTATACATAAAAGGAAATTTTTGATCATCAGTATTTCCAAAATAAACCGGAAGAGTTTGATAAAGCAAAACAGTTTCTATGCCGGTTTTTAATGGAACAGAAAAATTATTTGAAACAAGAGATATTTTAAAGTTATCTAATCCTAGATCACCAAGTTCTGTTAAATTAGGTTCAAAAAGTTTTATATATGGTATTTTTATAATATTTAAACATTCAACTGGAGAACCAAAAAAAAGCACATCATTTAACTGATCGGTTAAGCTTTTTCCGGCTTCGCCAGGTTCATAAAATTCATAACATTGTTTTCGCAAAACAATATACAAACTGTGCCAATCAGCATCAGATGCAACATATTCCAAATTACATTTATTATAATCGGTATCCAAAAGTATTTTATAATCTGTAGCGTTGTCATCGCCTTGCTCAAGAATAAATTTAGAAATACTTGGTGCAGTTCCTGATGGAAGACCGTTATTTTGTAATAAATATTTAAATGTATAAAATTCAAATGGTGTAGCTACAAAGAAATTTGAAACAAAGGTTGTGTTTCCATTTATAATTTCGGTAGTACGATTTTCATGAATAAAAATAGAACCTTTAATGTCATATTTATCTTCAAATATTTTTACAAAGTTATAAGTTATAAAACCAGAAGCATTTTGTGTTAAAGTTCTGCATTTTGTTTGTGCTTCTTCTATTTCTTCAGTATTGGATTTAAAACCAACAAATGTTCCTGTATTAACTAGTCCTAATGACGCAGAAGGATTTGATGTAGAAAAATAACCTGTTAAAAATTCATTGTTATTAAATAATTTACCAGATAATACACATTGACCATCCCAAGCACCTTCTACTTGTTCTTGTGACCATCCAAAAATATCTGTCTGAACACTCTTATTTGCAAAAAAGTTTGGTATAAAAACTGATTTAATTGAGTTGTATAAATTTGGATCGTATTGTGGAGCGGTTGCGATTATATGCGTTCCATCGGCATATGTATTAGAAGATGTTTTTCTACCACCTGATAAAACATAAAATCTTGAATTAGAAGATACTATATTACTGTAATAATCATTTATTTTTGAAGTATTTAAAGTAAATTTTGAATTAAAAGAACTAGGGGCAGCACTATCAGAATATAAATTAGATAAAAATCTATTTTGTATATATAACTGTCTTTCGTTCTGTGGAAAGATAGTATTTTTTAGATCATATTTATCTAATCGAACAAAGCCTATTGATGGAGGTCCAAAATAATTATTTTCTATAATACTAGAAAATGTTAAAATTATACCGTTTCCAAACTTGCCTACAATAATATCAAAATCCCAATTGAAATTTCTATTAGAATTGTCTTTATGAGGAATGTAATAACTAGATGTTTTAAAGTTATGTCTAGTGTCATAAGTTGAAGCATTGAGATGTAAATTAAATCTATAGTCATTTAATTTTAATACTGCTGAATTACTTGTATAGTTTAAATCTTCAGATGTTATAAATACCGCAAATTCATTATTTTGTGGTGGATTATTAGGTCTTACAGTTGTTGTTGTAGTGGTTGTAGTTGTAGTGGTCGTGGTAGTTGTGGTTGTAGCAGTCGTAGTCGTTGGTGCTGTCTTTACATTAATTGGTATATTATGAATAATGTCTTGCAATGAATTGAATATAGAACCGTTTTGCCTAAGTTTTATAGAAGTTTTTACTGTGTCTAGTAAATAAGATCTTAAAATATATCCTAATGTTAATTTAAATGATGGTATTGAAGACACGCCATTAGTTACATCTCTAGAACCAAACGAAAATGTTTCAACAAAATCATTTTGGCCATTATCTATTACTTGTATAATTATTCCAGTAACTGCATTAGAAGCAGACATATTAAAATTATTAGCAAGTACTCCATTTTCATCTAAAAAAGATATATAAATATTATTTGTATTAACAAATGTTTCATATGCTTCTAAACTTAATTGATCATGTTGTGTGCTTGAATTTGCGATTGTAGCTGGATTAGTCATACTAGCTACAATTTGAGAAGCGACAGAACCTGGTCTTAAAACAGTAACTGGTGACCAATCTGGATCACTATTAGATATTTGTGCTGCATTATCTAAAGTCAAAGTAAATGTTAAATATACTATAATATTAGCATTATTCGCAAAAATAGATGGATCTGTTCCTATCCATTCTAATCTTAAAGAATTAGCATCTATAGTATAAGTAGAATTTGTGGATATAGATTTAGAAAATGTTCCACCAGAAGAATTTTTAATTAAAAAATTATTATTAGAAGAAGTAACTGTTAATGTGCCTACTGCTTTTATTGGTGATAAAGGTAATCCAGAATTTGTAAAAGTTAATACTATATTTTCTGAAATAAGAGATTTTCCAGAAGAATCTAAACTAATAGATGTGGGAATTCCAGCTGTTACACGAAGAGTATCTGGGTATACAGCAGTAGGACTTAATGTCGTTGTGGTAGTTGTTGTAGTAGTCGGAGCGGAATTAATAGATTTAATAGGAATCCACTGTTGTGAGTTTGGATTCCAAAAAAATGTAGCATTGCTTGCTGTATTATACCAAAAAGCAGGTCTTTTTCTTTCAACTATTTTTGGTTCATTGGGCTGTCTATATACTAAAGAATCTCTAGAAGGATTAGAAATTCCTGGCAATTCGTTAGGATTAGGCATATGCGTTTCCTGAGAATGATACCCAATTAGAACCGTTATTATCAGTTATCCAAAAATATAATACAGAATTAGTAGTGTCATACCAAACAGCAAAAGAATTGCTTGGTGGATTTGACGGCCTACTAGGCTGTTGATAAAAGTTTACCACAGCTAGTCCTGGAGTTCCAGCAGATCCTTGATAACCTTGAAATCCTTGTGGGCCAGTTGGGCCAGTAGGACCATTTTGGCCAGCTTGACCGGTTGGACCAGTTGGACCAACAGGACCAGATGAACCATTAGATCCTGGAGTTCCTGGAGTTCCATTAGAACCATTAGCACCAAAAATATCACGCAAAGTAAAGGTTCTATTTTTTGAAGATTGTGTAGATTCAAGTATCAAAGTTGTAGAAGATTCATTTATAGGAATATCCCAAACAACTATGTTTTTAGTTCCTGCTAATGGGTCATTATTTTGAGTTGTAGCTACAGTAGAATTTGATCCTGTCGCTGTTCTAATAGCTAATAATTCTGGAGAAGATGTGAAATCAAAGAAGTATCTTTGACCCCTTATAATTGTGATCGGTTCTGTATTACCAAGACCTTGTATTTCAATTAATGAAGAATTATTTGTTACTGTATATAAAGTTCCGCCTCTATCTCCTTGATAACCTTGAAAACCTTGAAAACCTCTTGGGCCAGCAGAGCCAATTAAGCCTTGTCTTCCTTGAGAACCTTGTGACCCAGCACCACCTTGAAAACCTTGAAAACCTTGTGGACCAGTAGAACCATTAGATCCAGCATTACCTTGAAAACCTTGTGATCCTGTAGTTCCAACATTTCCTTGAAAACCTTGCGGACCAGTAGAACCAGAACTTCCAGATAAACCAGTAGAACCTTGAAAACCTTGTGGGCCTGTAGAACCAGATGTTCCAGTAGACCCCTGAAATCCTTGAGGACCAGTAGATCCATTTGTACCATTTGTTCCAGCAGATCCTTGGAAACCTTGACTTCCTTGGTTACCTTGAAAACCTTGATCTCCCTGAAAACCTCTAGATCCAGACGAGCCAACAAGTCCTTGTCTACCCTGAGATCCTTGCGGACCAGTTAAGCCAGTTAATCCTTGAAAACCCTGAAATCCTTGGGGTCCATTAGAACCACCGGTAGCACCAGCTTGTGCAACAGTAGCCCAATATAAAGGATTTAAATCTGGCTGTTTTGGAGAAGAACTAGTACTTGCAAGTATAGCTATATAACTAGTGCCACCATAATAAACTACATCGTTAAGAGAGTAATTAGTAGAAGATGACCAATCACCCTTCCAAGATATACCAGTATTACCTTGGATACCTTGAAAACCTTGAGATCCTTGAGGACCAGCAGCACCTTGAGAACCTTGGGAACCATTATTTCCAGCAGCACCTTGAGAACCTTGAGATCCTTGGGAACCATTATTTCCAGAAGCACCTTGAGAACCTTGAGATCCTTGAGGGCCAGAAGATCCAGCAGCACCTTGACTGCCTTGACTGCCTTGTGAACCATTACTACCGGCAGAACCTTGTGCACCTTGAGAACCAGTAACTCCTACTGGACCTTGAGATCCTTGAGAACCTTGTGATCCAGAAGAACCAGTAGATCCTTGAGATCCTTGTGGACCAGAAGAACCTTGAAAACCTTGAGAACCTTGAGTTCCGGCAGATCCTTGATTTCCTTGAGATCCAGTAGATCCTTGATCTCCTTGAGAGCCTTGAGAACCTTGATTACCAGTAGACCCTTGATTTCCTTGAGATCCTTGTGGTCCAGTAGAACCAGTAAAACCTTGATTGCCTTGACTACCAGAAGAACCTTGTAAACCTTGAGATCCAGTAGAACCCTGTGGTCCAATGACACCAACTACACCCTGAGAACCCTGAGAACCTTGAAAACCTTGAGTACCAGTAGATCCTTGAACACCTTGGACTCCGTTACCACCCTGCAAACCTTGCAAACCCTGAGAGCCTTGTGATCCTTGAGATCCTTGTAAACCTTGAACACCTTGATTGCCTTGAGGACCAGTATAATCGGTAACGGAAATAGATCTTATAATTGCAGGATTAGTTATTGATTGAACAACTATACCGCTAGAAGGAGCATCTAAAGGTATTTCATAAGTAATGATTTGACCTGTACTTCCAGAAGATTCATTATTATTAGAACTAGTTCCAGCAACATTAGTAGTTAAACCATCTCCATTTCTAATAGCTACAAAGTTAGATGTTAATGCGGAAAAATCGAAAAAGAATTTTTGTCCACGACAAACAGTTATTGGATCTGAATTGTTAGAAATGCCTTCAACGGCAAATTGATTACTTACTATAGAAAAAATAAATTTGGTTCCACCACTTATACCTTCAGAACCCTGATATCCTTGTAGACCTTGAGATCCAGCCGAGCCTTGACCTCCTTGACTACCTTGACGACCTTGACTTCCTTGAGAACCTTGTGATCCTTGTGAACCCTGCGTTCCTTGAGATCCTTGCGATCCCTGTGTTCCTTGTGATCCCTGAGATCCCTGACTACCTTGAACACCTTGCGAACCGGTATAACCTCTGTCTCCCTGAGAACCTTGTGATCCTTGAGAACCCTGAGATCCTTGCGAACCTTGTGAACCCTGAGAACCTTGATTACCTTGCGAACCTTGAGATCCAGAAGTTCCAGTTGATCCTTGGGAACCTTGTGATCCTTGAGATCCCTGAAAACCCTGACGACCTTGTGCTCCTTGTGCTCCTTGTGCACCAGTAGCACCGTCTCCAAAAGCTGCCCAATAAGTAGAAGCCGTTTCTGGATTTTGATTAGTAGATGACTGAATGGCTATATAAGTAGATGAATTATATTCAACTATATCGTTTGCAGTATATGATGCAGAAGAAGACCAAGTGCCCTTATAAAGAACACCTATAGAACCAGTATTAATTAACGGCATTTCTTATCCCTCTTTTGCAACAAATTCTTTTCCAGAAGATGCACATATTACACTAACAGCCCCATTTGGAATAAAACCACTTTCAAAACTTAATTGACCACCAGTAAGAACTGGGTATGAATTTGTATCTGTAGCAACACCATCTATATTTACATACATAACTGTATCGGACAAATTAACAAATAATAAATAATTTCTTTGTGGTCTTGCAGCAAAAACAGTTTGAGCCACATTGGCTTGAGTTATAGTTCCAGAGCCATCTGTTAAAGTACCAAAAGTTGAAGCGTCTACATAATTAATGCCAAAAGTTTCTTCTATGGCTGGTTGTGGTAAGTCTTGATATATTTTTGCACCACCAAGATAAGTTCCTCTATCAGTACTTTCAACTCCTGGTGGAGTTTGAATATAAGCACCGCCATAAACAAAATTTCCACTACCATCAATCCTATTTAAATCTGCCATTTCTCACCTCATCTAAAATATGAATTTCCACCTTGATTATTTGGATAGTATGTCTGATCACTGTAACCAGCAAATACTCTAAATGGTGCTATGATAGCTGCTCCAGCTATAACGCCACTTCTACCAGTTTGATAGTCTAATTTAGCTTCGTCATAAACGGCACACCAACCTTTTTCAATAAGTTTTAGTCTGCCGTCCATTGATCCACGCAAATCTATAGAAGAACTACCATCTCTAATAGCTATGCCTTGACGAACACTTGTTCTTGCTTCAGATCTTTCAATAATGCAAGCTGCTTTAAAACATACTAAATTTATAAAGTTTTCATCTCTAGATACATTACGAACAGTAGGATCTGGACTTATTGTTAGTCCTTGAATATCAACACTATAGTTTACAGGAAAGTCTATATCTGTAATAACAATTTGTGCAGCAACTGCTAATGTCTGAACTAATCTACCATCAGTATAATTTGGATTTGCTGAAAGATCATCTATCAAAACTCGCAGCAAAGTTGTCATTTCTGACTGCCACAACATAGATAACCTCAAGCAAAAGGAGTAATCTTTATCGTACCAACAAATAAAGTAGAAATATGGTTGTTAGGAAATAAAGCTCTTATTTCAAAAAACCATCTTCCATAACCCATTTGTTGTAATTGATTTTCAGTCAAAACTAACGAAAGTTCTGTTGGAGAAACAACCGTCATATTTACTGAAATATCTCTTACAATAAATATTACACCAGCATTAGTTATATATGTGCTTTCATCTAATGTAAAAGTATCTGTAATCGGAATGTAATTGGAATCTAATATTTTTTGCAAAAAAACATTTTTAATTATAGTTTTATTTAATAAATTTGCCATTTTAGTCGCCAAAAGGTGGAACAATTATCATATTTGCCACCAATAGCGTTAATACATGACCATTATATAAAGTGGCTTTAACTTCATAAGACCAACGACCAGCACCTATAATAGCAAGTTCAGCAGAAGAAAGTTCTAGTCTAAGAACAGTATCATTTATAATAGTGAAGTTTTTAGTAAATGTTTCTTTGCCAGCAATAATAAACTGAACAATAGCACCTGATAAAGTAGGCCATTGAGAAGATGTTAAATCTATAGACCTTCCTTCAGCAGCAAAATAATCATCTATTAATCTTAACTCTATTGGTTCTGTTATGTCTGCTGGAACAGGACTCTGTTGGGTTATAACAGAAACACCACCAGCACCAGCCCTAGTACTTACTTTGACATCTACATATTCTAATTCTTCTGGATTTATAGCTAAAAAACCAATTATTTCAGTTCCAGATTTAAACTTAACGCCACCTCTAAAGTTTTGTGGATAAGCTGAATATGTCCATAAATAATTACCATTTCCTATTTCAACAAAACCTATTGATATAGGTAATGTTATATCTGTTCCATTAGTATCTACTAAAGTGGCTGTTAAATTAGTCAAGCCAATATATCTTTTGCCTAAATCTAAAGATATAGAAGCTTGATAAGACATTAAACAACCTCATAATTTATTTTTTGTTCTGATTCACTTGAAATAGTAGAATCAGAATACACATGACCAAATACAATATATTCATTAAGCATTAAGCTTTCTGAAATTTGTACAATGCCACTGTTTGCTAAAATCTCAAAATTAACTTCTTGCTGGCTCATTTTCTTCCCTTATTTGTCTTTTTAAAGCTTGTATCTCTCTTGTATTTAAAAGAACTTGATTAAGAATTTCAAGGCTTTTATTCTGAGTATTTACTACAGTTTCTATTCCAGCTTCAAGTTTATCTAAAAACTCCAAATGCCTTTCCTGCATTGGTAAAATAACTTTTTCACCCAACCACATGCCTGATTTATATGCACACCATACAAAAAACACTAAAAATGAGAAAGAAACGCCAAATCTTTCAACTAACTGAATAAATTGGTCGCTCATTTGATTATCCTCTTAAGAAGTTGTGCAAATTTATATACACCATTATAGAATACCTTTATTTTTACCTATCTTATCAATTGCATATAAAAACATACCTACAGATTGAGCCACTTCTGGATCAGCAGCAGCTTCTGCATAAATATCATCTATATTTTTATACACCGTCAATTTCTTCTATACTTGTGGCATTTTCAACAGCTTTTCTTCTACTTGCAAACACACTTGACAGTTGTGCCCTAGCAGAACCATACTGTAATAATAATTGTACCATTTCGTTTATAGAAGTAAAACTTATAGCTGTATTATCTAAGGCTATAATTTGAGGTAGTGGCAAATTTAAAGCAGCAGCTTCTTTTGCAAGAGCGAATACGCCAGATATAAGAGCCACATCATTGGCTGATAAACCAAGACTAAATCCTTGATTAGAATTCCAACCTTGAGCAATGGCAGCTTCCCATTCCTCATCAATCTTGGCCAATTTTTCAAGTTTCTTTTCTTGTAGTGGCCATTCACTAATAACTTGTTGTGCAGCTTGTTTTTGCTGGTCTGTGGAAATATCTGGGTCTTTATAAACTATTCCTATAAGTCCATCTTCTTGAAAATAAACATTTTCAATAGGGCAAACTGCCATTACTTTTTCGTTCAAAATTTGCATATTGTTATTCATGTTTCACCTAGCACCACAAAACAATTCCACAATTCACTCCATACCAATTTGCTGTTGATGATGCGTTTTGAATAGGGGTTACATAATGGTAACCAATACTGCTGGTATATCCATGTGTTGAAATAGTTCTTACAACATATCCTGAGATTTGCGAATCAGTATAAGCTGTTCCAAAAAATGATGTTGTAGAATCCAATCCGAAACCAGCTTGAGCAGTTGATCCGGCAGCACCGGTTCCAACAGCCAATACCCCAGTTATTAAAACTGGAGACTCATTAAGTCCATTAATAAAATTAAGTCTGGTAACGCTTGCTCCACCATTCCATTCTCTACTTGCACCACTCCATGCAAAATTAAGTGAAAAAGCGGTAACAAAACCATGCCTTAAAATTCTGTTGTGATTGTTCCATAGGTAACGATTGGCAGCAGAATCTTCAGTTGTAGTTGCAGCAGTTGCCCTAAATGTTCCAAGATACCTTCTGCTTAAATCTGTTGTTTTTACATAAACACCATTTTGAAAAGATATTGCAGAACTTCTTGAAGAAGTAGTACCCCATGCTACTGGAGGGTCTAATGCTAATGTTCCAGAACTTAAATAACCAAATACATCATACAATGTTCCAGAAGATAATCCTGAAAGTGCTAATGTTTTTTCTGTGAAAGAACAATTTACCCAAGAAGAAGATGATGTGTTATATAAACTTATTTTATCACCATTATAAGGTGTGTAGTAGACATTAGATGCTGATGTGACATCAGAAGTTGTTACTGGTGTACCAGATGTTAATGTCAATCTTCCACCTGAAAATAATCCTTGTACTTCCCAACTAGGTGCTGCTGTTCCGTTAGAACGCAAGACCTGACCAGATGTTCCAGCAGCAAGAAATGAAGTCGCTCCTGAACCTGTGTTGTAGGGAATCTGTCCTGCACCACCGCCAAGCAAATTGGTAATTCCGTTTGTCCAGCTTAAGTTTCCGCTACCATCTGTTTTTAAAACATAGTTGTTGGTTCCAGCAGTAGTAGGCAATGTTAATGTGTAATTGGTGGCTATAGTTGCTGGAGATTGCATGGCAACATAATTGCTGCTATCAGCGTCTGCAAATCTTATGTCTGTCTGTGCATTTAGGTAAAGATTTCCGGTGGCATCAAAATAACTGTATACAGTAGTTCCTAGATAATCTCTGAACTCTAGTAATGGGTATGTCTGACCACTTGCACCAAAAATTCCAAAAACACCAAATGCAGCATTATTGCTGTAAAGAGCTAATTGATCATAAGCTGATGAGCCATATGAAAAGGAGGAAGTAGCTGTAAAACCAGCAGAACCATCATTGTATTGAATATCTCCAGTAGAGCCAGCAGCACTTGCACCAGCAGCACTAGTCCAAGATAATGTTCCTGCACCATTAGTTGATAAAACTTGTCCAGATGTTCCATCGGCTGTTGGATAAGATAATCCAGCAGCAACAAGAGTACCAATAGTAGCTTGTCCAGCTATTCCAGCACCACCAGCAACAATTAATGATCCAGTACCAGTAGTTGTACTAGCAGTAGTATCATTGATAGTAGTAGCACCAGTTGGACCGATAGAAAACAGAGTTGCTGTTGTACTATCTTTTAATATAACTAAATTTCCAGTTTGTGATGCAACAGCATTTATCGTTAAAGTATTGTCTGTTGTTACAGTTTCAGTAATCGTTAATCCACTTAAAGTTCCAACACTAGTTATAGAACTAGTATTCATCCAACTTGGTGCTGAAGTTCCATTGCTTTTTAAAATTTGACCACTTGTGCCAGCAGCAAGAAATGATGTAGCACCAGAGCCAGTATTATATGGAAGTTGTCCTGCACCACCGCCAGCAATATTTGTTGCAGATGTAGCATTACCGCTTAATGAAGCAGTTATAGTTCCAGCCGAAAAATTTCCCGAAGCATCTCTTTGTACTACATATGAAGCAGTATTTGTTGAACTGGAATTAATTCCTATTGTTCCAGTTGATGTAATAGTTCCACCAGTAATTGGCGAATTTGTGGCAATCGAAGTTACTGTTCCATTACCTGTACCAGCACCGATAGAAGTTCTAAATGTAGATGCAGACTCTGCTGTAACAGTATTGTCTGCATTAACTTTTAAAAATGTTACTGCTGAAGGATTTGTTAGCGTAAATAAATTACTTCCTACTGTTGTACCACCAAGACTAGTTCTTCCTGTAGCAGCTACTAAATTTGTTGAGCCACCATCCCATTGACGGCGTTCAGAATATGCGGAATCCCAGTTGGTCTGACTTGCCGAAGTTGGTAGTGCATAGCCAGTATCCATCGCAATAGCGATTGTTCCACTAGATGTAATCGGAGAATTTGTAACTTTCATTCCTGTTGGAACAGATACGCCAACAGATGTTACAGTTCCACCTGAAGATGGAGACGAGTTAGTAATTGTAAACGAAGGGTAAGTACCAGTAACCGATATGCCAGTTCCAGCAGTCAATGTTACAGTCTGATCTGGTGAACTATTGGTAATAGTGAAATTTGGATAAGTACCGGAAGTAGAAATTCCTGTTCCAGCAGTCAAAACAACAGTTTGATCTGGTGATGAATTAGTTATCACACCAGTCGTATTATTGTATGAAATACCAGTTCCAGCAGAAAGAGCGGACCTAGCCCTAGTATCTGTGTAATAAAGATTTGAGCCTTCACTTATACTAGATGTTGATCCAGCTACATTTTCCCAAACTTTAGAAGAACTATTGTATTGAATAATATCATTATCAGCTAAAGTTCCACTATTAATGCTGACATTATGTAATTCTTCTAACTCATAACCATTTTGTATATTTACTAATATAGAACCTTGATTAACACTTACATTTACTACAGTTCCAATAAATACAGCATGATCTGGAGCAGTTGGTTTAGTAGTAGTTAAACCACCAGCAGTAGTTGGCGATAACCACAATGTATTTCCAGCAGAAAAGCTAGAAGTGTTTACATTTTCTAAAAGTCCTTGAGCTACAACAAAACCATCAGCATTATGATTTATTGTTTCTGCAACAAGGGCATATGTTTTACTAGAATCAGTCTCTGTATTTGCTTGTGCTAATGCTACTGTTGGTGTGCTACCACTTGCACCGTTTACATAAACAACTTGTTTTGGACTTAATGTAGATCCAGTAGAATTTTTAACTTTAGTTCTAAAATTTAATACTTCTTTAAATTCTAATTCACCAAAACCATCTGTGCTTAAAAACTGTCCACCTATTCCATCAGAAGGTGGTAATGTCCAAATTGTGTTTGCAGAAATTGAATCAGGAGCTTTAAATCCAACATAATTACTTCCATTAGCCACCAACTCTAAAAAACGAAGTTCGCTAGTATTTCCAGCAGAAGAACCATATGGGGCGATGCTTATTTGACCAGAGCTATATGTGAATTCAGCAGTTCCATCAAATGATCCTGCGTTATTATATTGTAATTCTCCAGAACTTCCTCCTGGCGTAACAGTAGCTGGATCGCCTTGAAACCCTTGGTTACCCTGATCACCTTGGAAACCCTGATTACCTTGGTCACCTTGGAACCCTTGGAACCCTTGGTCACCTTGGAAACCCTGATCACCTTGATCACCTTGGAACCCTTGGTTACCCTGATCACCTTGGAAACCCTGATTACCTTGGTCACCTTGGAACCCTTGGAACCCTTGGTCACCTTGGAATCCTTGGTTACCTTGGTCACCTTGGTTACCCTGATCGCCTTGAAACCCTTGGTTACCCTGATAACCTTGGAACCCTTGGTTACCTTGGTCACCTTGGAAACCCTGATTACCTTGGTCACCTTGGAAACCTTGATTACCTTGGTCACCTTGAAACCCTTGGTTACCCTGATCACCTTGGAATCCTTGGTTACCTTGGTCACCTTGGTCACCTTGGAAACCTTGACTACCTTGGTTACCTTGTAATCCTTGATTGCCTTGGAAACCTTGGTTACCAGTATCGCCTTTATCACCAGTTCTAGCGAAAGTTAATAAAACTTCATCTTGATCAGAAAAAGAACCACTACCAGAAAGATAAGAAACATCTATATCAAAATAACTTGGACTAGAATCAGATAAAGAATTTATTGCGTATATAGCAAAAACATTTGGTGAAAACTTTTTAGATATCTTTACATGACCTTTAATAGTACTTGTTGAATCATCTATTGTATTTAAATAGATAGACAAATCTATATTTGCATTGTTTGGATTATCATCAATTAATAAATGTGTTGCAGAAGAAATATCAGAATTATTAAATCTTATATAATTATCGCCTGGATCGCTTATAGATGTATTTAATCCATCAAATTTATACTCAACAGTTACACCGCCGAAATTTCCATCATTACCTTGTGAGCCTTGCGATCCTTGAATTCCTTGTAAACCTTGTAATCCCTGATTACCCTGTAAGCCTTGAGTGCCTTGATAACCTTGAGATCCACGATCAACAATCATATCCCAAAAATATTCTTCTGGTGCATTTCCAGCAGAACCAATCGTAATCATCATTACCCATAATTGGCCGTTATAGGAAACTGCATCTCCAGCATTATAAACTATGCCACTATTATAAGTACCAACATAATTAAATGGTTGTGATCCTTGATAACCTTGATTGCCTTGGTAACCTTGAAAACCTTGATCACCCTGAAAACCTTGTTCGCCTTGATAGCCTTGAAACCCTTGGTTACCTTGATCACCCTTGCTTAATACTAAATCCCAATTGCCTGGATAAGCAGGAGGAATGTATCCTGCTGCACCAATGTAATTACTCATTACATAAAGAGAACCATCATAAGTTACTGCTTGACCAACAGAATATGTGACTCCATTATTATAAGCACCAAGATAATTAAAAGGTTGAGAACCTTGATCGCCTTGGAACCCTTGGTTACCCTGATCACCTTGGAACCCTTGATTACCTTGGTCACCTTGAAAACCTTGGTTACCCTGATCACCTTGGAACCCTTGATTACCTTGGTCACCTTGAGAACCTTGGTTACCCTGATCACCTTGGAACCCTTGGTTGCCTTGGTCACCTTGAGAACCTTGGTTACCTTGATCACCTTGGAACCCTTGATTACCTTGGTTACCTTGGAACCCTTGGTTGCCTTGGTTACCTTGAAAACCTTGTCTACCTTGAAAACCTTGGAACCCTTGGTTGCCTTGGTTACCTTGAAAACCTTGTCTACCTTGAAAACCTTGAAAACCCTGTATACCTTGAAAACCCTGCGGTCCTTGATTACCAGCATTATTTGGTTCAAAAATAGTATGTATAATTCCATTACTGTCTAAAACAAAACCTTTCTTATCTACAACATTTATAGCAAATTCATTTATTTGCATATCGCCAGAATTTGGTATAGATCCAGCTATGTAAGATCTTTTTGGTTTTATTGCTATATAAGGATCTTGTGTTGTATGCGTAGGTGCTACTGTTGTAGTAGTAGTCGTTGTAGTTGTGGTTGTGGTCGTAGTAGTTGTAGTTGTAGTAGATTGATTATATGCAGTTATTGATACATTAAAATTAACATTACTAATCCAAGAACTTGAATAAAAATCAAAATAAAAAGTAGATCCAGTAGGAACAACAAAACTTTCATTAAAACTTAAATTTATTGGATATACATATGGTTCTGGAGGTTGACTAAAATTTGTATATGTACTATCTGAAATTGGATAATTAAAACTACCTTTATAAACTAAACCACTACCAGATATATTTAATGTTACGAATGGTGGATATGCATCTCCTGTTTCTGGATCATAAGAAAGTATCTCTATAGTTACATTTGAAGATGGCGTTATTGGAGGTTCAAGTGGAGAATGAATTGGACCTGGTCCAGATGGAGAAAGAACCATAGAAAATGAATCAGAACTAGCATATGGCCAATCTGTACTTGGACCACCAATAGAACTAAATGATGTTTGATAATTTAAATAAGATCTAAACTTAACAACAGATTGTTGAGGTGATTGCGTTGTAGTTGTGGTTGTTGTAGTAGGATTTGGATTGATATAGCAATCAAGTTTTGCAAATTGATCACCGCTAAATGTAATTAATTCAGTTATTATATATGTTCCACTTATATCTCCAAAACCACCACTTAAAATAATAAAATCATTAAATGATAATATATCTCCAACTTGTAAATCATAAGTAGTCCATGTAGAACCATTAAAAAAATTAATTGCCGGACCAACACCAACCATACTAGCTGTCAAAAGTTGATAAGGGCCACCAGTAAAATAAAATCCGTTATTTGAAGTTATTGAAGCTCCACTAGGGGTATTACTAGCAGAAGAGCTTGAAACATCTATGCTCCAATTGGCAAAACAATCTCCTGAGTTATCTGGAACAAAATAAAAACTACCACTAGAACCCACTTCAATTCCATTAGCAATAATTGAAATTTGTGATCCAGCATCAATATATATAGGAAAAGAAAAAGAAAAAACATGAGGAAGCATTGAAGCTGTTTCATTAATATAATCTATAGTTCCATTAGGACCATAGACTCTTAATATTAAAGAAGCACCAGTAAATTGAGCAAAAGCTGAGTATTGGGCTAATAAATAACCAGACTCTGATGCATTAAAAGAAAATACAAAATAACCTGGATTTGGTTGATTGTTTGCCTGATAAACTAAATATGGATCTTGATATGTTCCAGAGCCTGTATATGTAGCATTTATTATAGATTGATCGATTGTAAATGACACTACCAAGTTCCTCCATCTACATCAACCCAAACAAGTTGATTAGAACTATTGTATGTTAATATTTGTCCGGTAGATCCACCAGATGGAAAACTTGCTTCACTGCCTTGAAATCCTTGATCTCCTTGATAACCCTGATCACCTTGATAACCCTGTTCTCCTTGATAACCCTGATAACCTTGTTCTCCTTGGTATCCCTGAAACCCTTGTGAGCCAGCAGTAAGAATTATATCTTCTTTTGCCCAATGATTTATAGAATTTGGATCATATCTATATACCCATAAAATTAATGGATCTGTGTCATCTGGAGCAAATGCCCATTGATAAACTTCTGGAGGACCACTCGGATAAGTTGTTAAAAGATGAGTTTCGTTTTCAAAAGTTCCTATAAATTCTGAATAATGACCATCAATACCTTGATAACCTTGAGAGCCTTGATAACCTTGTGTTCCTTGAAATCCTTGATTACCTTGAAGACCTTGATTACCCTGTAAACCTTGATTTCCCTGCAATCCTTGATTACCTTGAAGTCCTTGGTTGCCTTGATTACCTTGATGACCTTGAAAACCAATAGAGCCAACAAGACCTTGTCTACCTTGACTGCCTTGAAGACCTTGATATCCTTGTAAGCCCTGATAACCTTGTGGTCCACGAATCGGGCCAACATTATCCCAATAAACAGGGCTAGTGCCTGTGTATACAACTCCGTCTCCAATAGCAGCAGTTCCATTGTCTGGATTAGGACAAGATTGACTAGCAGATCCTTGTGCTGTAGATGTAAGTAACCACATATCTCCAATAGTGGCAGTTCCAGTTTGATTATTGAAAATATTTTGCCAAGTATCAGAACCTTTTATTTCAACTCCAGCACCTGTTTGTCCTTGATTGCCTTGACTTCCTTGATAACCTTGTAAACCTTGACTACCTTGATTACCTTGCAAACCTTGATTGCCCTGTAATCCTTGATTACCTTGAAAACCTTGATTACCCTGAAAGCCTTGACTACCTTGAAGTCCTTGATTTCCCTGAAGTCCTTGATTACCTTGAAGACCTTGATTTCCTTGAAATCCTTGTAAACCTTGATTACCTTGAAGACCTTGAAAACCTTGACGACCCTGAAGACCTTGTAAACCTTGATTTCCTTGTAAGCCTTGATGACCTTGTGTTCCTTGATTACCAATATCACCAACAAGGAGTAAAGATATTGTAATTTGTTGGTTGTTACTTAGTGAAAACCCAGAAGATGTATTAACATGTTCTATGTTAAACGAAGCATAAGTACTATTAACTGTATTTGAAGATGTTATTTTAAAAATAGAAAATTTAGAATTATCATTAATTGGTTGAATAACTATATATGATTTTACAAAATTAGTAGAATCATCTAATAAAGAATAAATAGAACTAATATTATTAGAATTTATATCTAGACCACTAAATAAGGCTATTGTCGCAAGAGAAAAATTAGAGTTATTTAATCTAAACTGTTCTGGAGTTGGAACACCAGATGTTAATGTACTAAATAAATAATTTATATGTAATGAACTAACGCCTTGATAGCCTTGAGATCCAACTTGTCCAGTTATATTAACATCCCAAACATTACTACTTCCAGTGCCAACTACATAATCCACATCAACAACTATGCTCGATGTGTTTGGATCAGTAGATAATATAAGACCTTCTAAAAAATGAGATGTATTATTATTATCTACTATCCTTACTCTAATACCAGCCCTAATAGCATCTATAGATAATACAGAAAGAGTTTTTAGTCCAATAGTTTTGGATATAGTTGATAAAGATGATGTAGCACCGAAAGAAATGCCTATTGAACCTTGATCACCTTGAAAACCAATAAAACCTTGGTTTCCTTGATTACCTTGATTACCTTGATTTCCTTGATTGCCTTGTGAACCCTGAATACCTTGAAGACCTTGAGAACCAGTAACAACTCCTGGAATAAAGTTAGTGCCATCAAATTTAATGACATTTCCAGAAGAAGGAACACCTACAAAATCGTCTTGATCTTGTATTCTTGATGGTCTTTTGCTGAAATGCATTTTTTATTCCAAAAATTTTGGTGTTATTCCATTTATACAACCGTCTATATAGAATACACCACAAAAAGCAGCTATTTGTTTTGCTGTAGATTCAGTATTTTGCATTAAGTCTGAGTAATTAACTATTAATTTTCTGCCTGAAAAATTATTAAAAATATTTTCAGCTGTATTATACTGTTTTTCTATAGTATCTGGAAAAGCTTGATCGCCCATAAGCATAGAATATTCAATATTGGCTTTGTTTATATTTCTTTTTGCCCATATTATACTAGTTTGTATTGAAGTTTCTGATATGAACTTATTCCATGCATCTTTTTTTAGAAATTCAAATGATCTTGTTCCAATTTTTCCTTGTTGAACTGTTTTTAGTTTTAAATCCCAGTAATTTTTTGGATTTGTATAAATATATCTTGTGTACTTATCATTGAAACTTCCTGTTGGATACCAGTCTGGATTATCATTTGCATTCTCTCTTTCTCCCATATTTATGCCAAGAGAGTTTAATATTTTGGCTATAACGCTAGTTCCAGATCTATAAGAACCAATTATAATTGTGCAATCTTTCATTCTAAATCCTCGTTTCGTTCTTTGAAATAATTCTCAATTGATTTTAAAAAGTCTTTATTGTCGCCTACATATCTATACAAACCTTGATCGTTAACTAAGTCTTTAGAAACATTAAAATTAGTATCTTTTAAAATTTTTTGTCTTTCTATATATTTTCTATTAACTTTATCGCCATGATTTAAATGAAAAATAGGTTGATCTATATAATCAAAATTTATTTCTACATTAGATTTGTTATTTAGTATATCTTTTAAAAAACAAATAACGCTATCTTGTTTTCTTTTTATAAAAGGTATTTCTATGTCTAGGCTTAAATTAAGCCATTTAAAAAGATTAATAGTGTCTCCGCCACCTATAATGCATTTATCATATAATGGATTATTCAAAAGTGTTTCTTTCTTTGTAATCCATGCCATTCCTGGGTTACCAAAAGTATAATCACTTGAATTAAAAGTTTTAATGTAATTTTCTTTTCCGTCTGATTTAATTATTTGCGATGAAACACTCGGAGTGCTATGACTATAAAAGCCATGATTTCTATAATGATTTTTTGGTAAATAATAAACATCAGAAAATGGTTGTATAAATAAATTTTCTTTTTGATCCAATTTATTTTTTGCTTCTTGCACCCAATTATCATCACTAAATAAAACATCACCATCAATAAAAGCTATATACTTAATAGAATCTGGCATTTTTTCGGCTAGATAATTTATAACTCTTTCCTTTTGCCAAAGTAATTGATCTGACTTTAAAGCAAAAAGACCTTGCATATTTAAGTCAAAACTATTATTTGTAGAAATTTCTATAGGAACAATTACACATTCATATTTAAGCATATGATTATAACAAACATTAAAATTTCTAAATAAAGATATTCTTTTAAAATGATTCCAATAATACATTATTATTGCAGTATCTAAATTTTTCATGCTTTTACCTTAATTTCTTGTGAATAAGGAATAAGTTGCATTTGATTTAATTCAGCTTCTTTTGAAGCTATGGATTGACCAAAAAATACTGTGTTTGGAAAATAAGCTAAATATTTTGTAAACATAAGTTTATCTATATCATCGTATGATGAATAAACAAAACAATAAGATTCATCTTCTGGATTAAATTTTTCTGGATCTACAAACTCAACTCTTTTTTCTAATCCAAATCTTTCTAACCAAATTTTTGTGCCAATAAAATTTATTTTAGTTTTAATTGGAAAAGCTATAATTTTACAAGCCGATTGTGCCAAGACAATAAGTTCTGCTGGAGATGAACCTACATAAACAACTTTTTTTTGATCAGCTAATTGATAAAGTTTTAAATAATCATCGGCTATAAAAGATTGATCTATTCCGTCTGGAAGAATTAAAGGAAAATCAAGTTCATCAAAATCAATTTTTTTATTATCAAAAAGTAAATTTAACTTAGGCCAAAAACAAACTAGGCTATAATAACGCATAAAAGAATTTATGCTTTCTGTTATACTATTTTTTACTTCAAAATTTTTATATAGATCTTTTATGTATCTAGATGAAAATAAAAATGGACCAAATGTATTTTTTTCTAAAAAATTTGTAATGTTATAGTCAGGGCTTCTAGATTGAAAAATTGGTCCTACATAAAGTTTTAAAATTGCTACATCTATTTGATATCTAATTAATGGTTTCCATGTAGACAGATTATTATAAAAAAATTTAGAAAGTTTTTGTTTTCCGTCTAAAAATAAAAAATATTCATAAGAGTCTAAAGATGAAGCTTCATATAAGAAACTTTCAAACAAATCTCTTCTGTTTTTTCCATTTATATATACTACTTTTCCGCCAAAGTCAGTTTCTTCTAAATTGCTTTTGTTTCTTGCGTTGTCAAAAACTACCAAATTGCTAAATGGTTTTGTTCCAACTTTTATTTCTGATACTCTAGGACTGCATATTTCCATAGTATATCCTCCTACTAATATATTATATAAAAAATCCATCAATGCAACAAAAAAGGGCAGAGCTTTCGCTCCACCCTTTATTGATTTTTATATTGGAAGCTTTATTAGAAAGCACCCAAAAGAACACGACGATTATCGAGAACTGCAAAGCCATGTTCGCCGAAACCGTACATGCCCATTCTACGCTGACGATGGAAAGTAGGATCTTCAAAGATCTCAATTTCCTGACGAACAGGCATTACAAAGCTGTCACGCTTCTCAAGGTCAAGACCAACAACCAACTCGCTCTTGCCAGACAAAGATCCAGACAAGGTAGAGGTATAGTACAGCTGGTATTCCTGACCAACGCCAAGTTCATCGATCTCATGGAGATTTACGCCAAAGATCTGTGCCAAACCATTTTCTGGAGATACAAAGATCTCACGGCGGGTAAAGTCGTCAACCTCATCAATATCCCAAGTGCGAATGTCTTCCATCGCCTCTGGAGATACATAAAGGTCAGTCAACTTACCACGATTAATCGAGGTGCTGTTACCACCAGCATTTCTACGCATTACGGTCTTCATCAAGGCAATAAGCCTCTTGCTGAAGTATCCAGAGGTAGCAACGCTGTCAGTTACAAGCAAGTTGCGACCCTTACCAGCAGCAATGATAACATGCCAGCCATCATTGTTATTCTTGCGGGTAAAAGAAGCTTCGAGAACTTGCATTGCACGACCTACGATATCCCAACGAGCATCACGAAGATACTTGAGGGAGAAGTCGATGGAAGCACCAACTTCATAAGTCTGAACAGTCAAATAATCGCCTTCTACATGGCGTTCAGGAATACGACCCTGTGAAGGAATAGTATAAGCGATGAAATCCTTCTCAGAACCAGGAGCCAAGAAATCCAATGGGAATTCTACGGAAGTACCTGGTTGGAAAACAACCTGTTCAAAGATGTTTCCAAGAATATCGCCCTTCAAAACGCCCTGACGCAAAGGAAGAGTAAGAGCCTTTGCAAGTTCTTTCTGAGCAGCTACAGCAACTTCATAATTGTTGCTACCAGCCTGTTCAGCAAGTTTTACCATTTCTGGAGTTGGAGTCTTCATAATTCTATTATCTCCTCTCTAATTATACGATTGGAAGGTCAATGAATACTTTTGCATACCCATCTGCGTCAACTCCGCCGAGGAACTGACCGACCTTTGGAGTACCAGAGGTCTGGGTATCGGTAAGATTACCGTTAGAAGTAAGATAAGCTGAGTCACCAGCTGCTGGTGAAACACCAGAAGCAATTTTATTGGTAACAACCCAACCTTTTGTGAGAAGAGGGAGCTTTTCACCAAGAAGCTGCTCATCTTTGTGCCAATTTCTATGCTGACGAGTAATGTCAATAGAAACCATATCGGCCAAAGAAAGACCAGCTGGAACAAGGCCGGAAGGATTAGAAGCCCTAGTTACAGTAGCTACATCATCGTTCAACGCACCGGAACCGGAAACGCTGAAAACGAGTACTTCGCCCTTTTCGATAGCAATATTGCAGATATTGCTAATATCAGTTACAACAATGTTACGATCTGGTTTAAGAGCCATGAGAGTTTTTCTCCTTATTCTTCGTTCTTGCCAAGGTTTTCAATTTCAACACCAAGATATGAAGCAATCTGAGAAGCTACAGTCTGAATTGGATCTACATTATTAAGAGCAGGAGCGTTTAAAGCTACCTCTTCCTTAACTTCTGCATTTTCCAAAACTTCTTCGGTAGCAACTACTTCTGCCTTGTCTTCTTCAGCCATAGCTGCTTTTGGACAGGAGCAAGTTTCTTCTTTCTCATTCATGTCTTCTTTAGGCATCATTTCTGCTGCCTTCTTCAACATCATGAGTTCTTCATTCATCTTCTTGGCAGCTGCTTCATACTCTGCCATTTTCTTAGAAAGATAATCACTCTGTTTGGCAACAACGCCAGCAAATGACTCATCTTCAAGGTTGTTAGTAAGAGCGACAATCTCTTCTGCTTCGGTCTTGGACATGCCAAGCTTTTCTGCAACAAGAGAAATTCGATCACTCTTCTTCTTTTCATCTTTCATCTTCTGCAACTCTTCGGTAGCTTTAGCAAGCTCCTGCTGCATAAGATTGGCCTTGGCAACAGCTTCAGAAAGTTCAGATTCAAGTTTTACTGTATTTTCAACAGCTACTTCAACCTTCTTTTCCATCTCAGTTGCCTCAACCTTTTCGACAATCTGTTCAGACATTGAAATATTCTCCTTAACTTCTGGAGTCTCAAGACTTTCATACCCCAAATCGATAGTTTTTGCTTCGGTTTGGAGTATCACGCTTTCGGGGTTAGCCGGTTTTCGCACAAGTCCTTTTCCAGAAAATATAATATTTCGTAAAACACGACCTATCTTCTGGTTACCGTAAACACCAGTACCGCCATACGCCCTTAAATATTTAGTTAAGAATGAAGTGGCTTCATTTCTAGCTATAATTCTAGTTCTTGCTCCATCAGTAACCGCATAATCAAAATTGCTAAACAAAGCTTCCATGGAAACAAACCAGCCACCTTTCGGTATTTCATTAACTATATTTTGTATTTGTAATTTTTTTTCTGGATTTTCCCATTCTTTATAAATTACAGCAGAAGTAACAATGTTGTAATCTTCAGGTGCAGATTCAGCATTAATCGGCAATCCATTTTCATCTGCTGGATAACAACCAGTAATATGACCAATGATAATATCTTGATTGTGTTCTAAATTAAACGGTTTGTCTTCTGGGGTATTTCTAGCAGTCCACATTTCTTGAGAATCAAAAACATCATCGTTTTTATTCCAGCCAGTACTAACCAAAATAGACTTTAAATAATATAAGTCTTCTTGGTTTTTGTTTTCTGCTTTTGCTATTTCAGCTACTGTTCTATTAGATTTGTTTTTAACAAACTCTTGTTCTTGTGCAGAAGATACAGAAGCCACCATATCAAAAGCAATAGAATTACTTGCTTTAACAAGTTCAGAAACACCGTCTTCAATTTCTGTTTTATATGCTTCAATCATGGTTCACCTCTTTTAAAAATTACACCAAACCAATTAAGTATTCTTTTATACCAAGGTATATAACCATTTATATATAAATATGTTGTGTCATTACAGTACTGAGGTTTGTCTTCAAATTCCGGTAAATACTCAGTTGTATTTTTACTTTCAAATAAAATATTATCTGAATATTTATTAACTTTTATTTTATTTTTTATATCATAACTTAATGACTTTGGCCAAGCAGATTCTAATACATCTCTATGATTATTGCTTAATACTGGTGGCCAAGAGTGTTTATTATTTGTTATTGCAAAAACAGCTGTTTTCCAAGCTTCTAAATAGTCATTATTCCATTTAAATACAGATGCTAAAAAACCATCATTAATTTGTTTTTCAAAAATTTTATAAGCAACTGGACTAACCCTTGTATCTGTAGCATGAACAATGATAAAGCAACTATCTCCGTGTTCTTGAAAAATAATAGGAAAAGCTTTTCTAAAATTTATACTCTCATAAAAACTGGTATTTCCTACTTTGTCCAAAGTTTCTCTGTAAATAATATCATGAATCAATTTCCTTTTTTTTAAATCGTCTAAAATCCATTTTTTAGAAATTTCTGGATCAGCCCACAAAATATAAATAATGGGGCTGTGTTTAAAGAAAATTCTACATCTATAGATATGCTGAACATTATCTATTAGTTCGTGATATCTACGATGCAGAGTTATCAATATTATCGGTCTTTTGTAAGCCGATTGTGTGCATTGCATATACAGAAGCTTGTATCTTTCTTGTTACTTCTGATGTTGGTAAATTTCCAGTTTTTTCTAAGTATTTAGCCATGCAAGTCTTAAAGAAATCTTCTACTTCAAAAGGTATTTCTATTTTTTCTTTTAATGAATTATGAACAAAAGCTTTTGTTACTTTTTGATCTGGTTCAACTCTGCAAAGCAAAGCAAACTTTATATGTTCAAATTCATTTATTTGAGCAACAGAAAGATCCCTAAGAGTTTTCTTGTTAACACTTTTTAAATATGCGGGCTGTACAATTTCAGCTATAGTTTTTTGGGTTTGCTCTGCCCAATTAAGTCTATCTACAAAATCTGATGCCATGGCTGGTTTAATAGTTCTTCTCTTCCTTGGTAGCGTATCTGTCTTTCCTTGAGGTCTGCCTTGTCCAGATTCGCCCTTTGGTTGCTCTTCTGTATTTTTAGTTGGACTTGTTTGTATAGATAAACTTGCATTTGGATCTTTTATTCCAAAATATTCTGGAGATAACATACCTAATTGAGCAAATAACTTTTCAACACTTTCTTTGTGCTGTGGACTATGGAATGGTGAAGCTTTAGGAGGAAGCATATCTTGTTTTCTATAATCTCGTTCTCTGCGTAATCTAACGCTTTCTATTTCTGGTATAAGATTAAATCTTTCCTGAACAGCTTCTTCGCTAATAATATCTCTATCTGCAAGTTCTATTAACAATCTCTTTTCAGCAGCTTCGTCGGATAAAGTTTGATGATCAAAGACTATTTGGGCTGGTAATTTAAACCCCATAGCCATTTGAACAAGTTTAATTTCTCTTTCCCAAAATTCAGTTACAACATCTCTGCCGTACTGAAGTCTTTCAATTAAAGTTCTCAAACTAATGTAGTTATTTGAAAATCCAGAACCTACTGGCAATCCTGTTAATGAAGGAGGAATACCAAGTCCTGCATAAATAGAGTTTAAGATAGGTTTATATTTTTCTTCGCCTAAGAAATTTACTAAATCTGTTTTTGTTTCAACAACATCTATTTCTGGACCCCAAATAAGATCCATGCTGCCACCACCAACATTGTTCATAAGCATATCAGCAAGTCTGCTTATAGCTTCCTCAGTTGGTAAAATACGATGTTCTAACGAACCCAACTTCCAAAGTCTAATGTGACTGATAGCACCGTCTAATGCTGCTAAATCAGCAAGCTTCATTTTTTCTAACATTTGCAAATCTTTTAGCAAAGCATATAACATCGGCTTTGCCCAAACTTGCCAGTCATCTCTTTTATAATAGAGGGCAACCGTTTTATTAACATCTAGTGGCATTAAAAAACCGCCACGAACAGCATAATCATCCATTTGAGTTGGCAATGATTTTATAATTTCTTTTTCAATATCAGACTTGGGATTTTTTAACTTCCTTGAAAAATTTTCTGTAACCCTAATGCCAAAACGAAAAGCTCTTGGTCCAATAAATGGGGCAATTTCTTCGCCGTATACCTCAATAGAGGTTGGATTATAAATTGTATATTCCCAAGGTACTTCTGATTGTTTGGGTTTTTTAATAAAATTCTTTTTGGTTTCAGCTGCCATTCCTTTTTGAATAATATCTATTTCTTCTGGTTTTAAAATTGCTGTTGCTCTTTTAATAATTACATTTCCAGCACGATAAAGTAAATTAAGTATTCTTTCTGTTCTTTCGTTACCACGAATTTTTTTAAACCACTCTTTATAAAACTTTTCAATCTTTGGGTTTGGATGTACTAAATCTACTCCTTGACAAGCAAACTCACTCATCATATCTATGGTATTACGAACTATACCTATACGCTCATACGCTTGCATACAAGCAGTCATAATATCTTTGTCTTTTACTGGTATTTGTTCATTCGGTCTAAAAAAATCGTAATCCCTACGATCAAAACCTTCACGCACAGAAATATTTGGGGATTCAACATTTTTAAAACTGCTAGAAGCAACTGTCTTCTTTACGACATGACCTTGATTATTGCTTTTTGCTATAGCTTTTTCTTTAGATTCAAGGCTGTTTTCTTCCCAAGTAACAAAAAGATCTTTTTTTTCGCTCATGATAATCCTACTTATTAAATTGTAATTGGATCATAATTGAATTACACCATTATTCTTCGCCGGTTCTCCTAACTGCTTCTCCATAATTTCCAACTTTTTTAATACCTTGGTTAAACCATTCTGGAGCTATATACATAGACTTGTTTCCTTTTCTGCCAGATAAAGTATTAGAAAATCCACCCAAAGCTGTATATTCTTGTTGAGTTACAGTTCTTTGAATTTGTCTGGCCGTCATATTAGCCATTAGCAAAGATGAATATCTATCTTTTCTGGTTTTGCTTCCTCTAATTTGATCCTTAAAATCAGGAGTATCCCAGCGATCTCTACCACCACCAGTTAATGTATGCACTATACTGGCAAGTTCGTCTTTCAGTTCTTCTATTTCCATAACACAATCTTCTAGTGTGTCATATAGTTGTATATCTTTTCCTGCTGAATTGTCATATACAATACGCCCTTTATCTCTGTCATCTTCAAACGCTAAACCTAAAGAAACGCTATCAAAGAAAGGAAATAAAAGTACTTTATCTTCCATATCTTTGCGAAGTCCATGATTGGCTTCTACAACCCACTTTCCATCAGCAAAATTAACCATATTAAGAATGTGTTTTCCGGGTTTATCGTCAGAGTCTTTTCTTTTCTTAATGTCTGGATCTATAGTTCTCCAAAAAGCCACTTCTCCTGATTGGAGCTTTGAGTCATCGTGTAAAGCTTCTTCTACAGATATACCACCACCCTGACTATCTATAGCTATCTCTCTACATGGAAATAACTTAGCTAAATCCCTTATTTTTCTTGCACAATAAGAGTAGAAGTTTTGTTCCTTTGTTATGCCTCGTTTTAATTTTTCTCTATGTGCTGCCCTATTCGTTGTCCAGCAATAGACAATCCTTCTAGTATTTTGATGTAAAGCCAAAATAATAACGGAAAAGTTATCTCTTTCAGAAGCTGGATCTACAGCCATCACATGTTCTATTCCTGGCTCACCAACTAAAGAGGCAGAAAAATTAATATCTGACAATGGACCATCAGGTTTTCCTACAACGCATGACTCTATCAAACTACGCTTGAAAAATCCTTCTGAATCAGTTGCAAATGTCGCCCCATACTCAATCATGTAATTCGCTCTTGTACTTGTCGCTTTCGCTGATGATATCTGTTTTTGATCCATGAAACCAATTGGTAGTAACTCTACTGGTATTCTTATAATTGAGTAGTCACGCCAGTTAAAACCAGCAGGTATTGGTCCTTGGAAAAACTCTTCGAGCTTTTTTGTATCTCCGCCACTATTGATGATTGTGCGATAAGAGTTCCAGTTCTTATAGAAATGATTAAATGAATAGTAAGCTGTTCCTGAGATTATGTTTTGGTTTGCTCTTAAAGTTCTACTTTCTTCTTTTTCATTTTCTTCACTCCATAATCCAAGTTGTTTCATTAACCTAATTCTTGCTTGATCTTTAACAGATTGAGCAGGAGAAGCAGCTACTGATGAGAAGCCCCTAACAACATTCTGGTAAATTTCTTCTTTAATAGATGCGAATTCGTCAGCGATTGTATAGTTTGCTCTTTGACCACGGATCTTATCGCCATTACCTAAAGGAAGTGCAAATCCAACACTATCGCCAACGATCATGTCAAAACGATCTACTGATCTGCTTGGTCCTTGTTCACGATTGTTTTTGCCACGACCAGTTCCACATAAATCTCTATAGATATGTCCATTTACCCAAAGATTTTCCATGTATTCAAAAATAACTTTGGCCTGTCTAAATGCAGCACCAACGATTGCAATTTTACAACCTTGTGTAAATAAAAGTCGTAACATTGCATATAAACCTAAGATAAAAGACTTTCCACTACCACGACCAGCAATAAGCATAGGGAAGGGGCGATTCCAAAGCTCTTTCAAAATCAAATGCTGGAACGGCATAATTTCAATATCGAATAATAATTTACATGTAAAAGGAAAATAATCTGGATTACGCATGATTTTTAAAAGATGCACATGCGGATTCTCTTTGTCATAATGCGTCATCACATTGAAAGGATGAATAGTTCCGATTGGCAAATCTAAAAGAGACTCTATGTGCGAAATGTCCGCTCCGGGCCGAATGCCCTGAATTTCTTTTTCAGAAAGCATCCAAGCTTTATCAAGAACTTTCTTTAGTTTGTCCATAGTGCTCACATACTCTCTTGAATAAACTAGATGCAACTTCTTTTCCGTATTTTCCTGCAAGGATAATCTTGGTCTTATACTTTACTTCTATATCTAAAAGTGCTTTGACAATAAACTGCGGAGTTATTTTTATATACTTATACTTACTTGGCGGAATTTGTGTCGATTGTGGAAATTTGTAAATGTCTTCCATAGTAAATTCTAAAACTATAAATGGTAATTCAAATTCTTCAAGCCTTAATAACTCGTCGTGAAATCTTTGTTGCGTAATGTTGTTTGAAAACTCGCTAAGATCACCTTTGCGTTCTATGACAAATTTATTTTCAAAACCCTCTAATGAATAATCGCCGGTTTTTAGTGTAGCGATAGTCATTCCATCACAAGATGGACCTGGGTTAAACTCCCAACCAAGCTGTTCTCTAGTGTCTTTGATTACTTTATATTTTTTGCTGTTCATAAAGTTGATAGTCAGACATAACCATGTCTTTAACTAACTCTTCAAAGGTGAAGGTGGGTGTCCAACCAGTCACTTCCATGATCTTTGTAGGGTTTCCACGAAGGTGTTTTACTTCAGATGGTCTAAAAAGAGACTCATCTATATCAACATATTGCTTGTAGTTGTCAATTCCTGCAACAAGGCAAGCTTCTTCTAGAAAATCTTGAACGGAATGGGTGTTACCAGTAGCTACTACATAGTCGTCTGGCTTGTCTTGATCAACAATTAGCTTCATCGCCCTAACATAATCCTTTGCATGACCCCAATCTCTTTTAGCTTTTAGATTTCCAAGACTTAATTTAGGTAAATGAAGACCTCTTTCATAACAATACATGAACTTTGCTGCCCACAAACTGATTTTTCTGGTCACAAAGTTGTGTCCTCTGCGTGGACTCTCATGATTAAAGAGAATTCCGCAGCTTGCATGTATGTTATATGAGTTGCGATAGCAGTTTACGAAGTTGTGTGCTGCTACTTTTGCTACTGCATAAGGACTTTCTGGTACAAATGGAGTAGTTTCGTCTTGAGTTCCGTCTTCTTCGACCATATTTCCAAATTGTTCGGACGAACTAGCCTGATAAAACTTCGCCCAAGGAGTAATTTCCTTGAAAGCTTGCAAAACATTGAAGCAACCTAGTGCAACTGAGTCAAAAGTTAGCTTTGGTTGGTCAAAAGATATGCGAACATGTGATTGTGCAGCTAAATTGAAGACATAGTCGGGCTTTTCAGCAGACAAAATGCTCTCAATCGAGTGATAATCGGTCACATCGCCATAAACTAGACTAAAATCGGACGAATTCATCGCATTTCTTATGCGAGAAATGTTTTCAAACGATGTTCTTCGTGTAACACCTACTGTTTTGATGTTATTTTCAAGCAAATGCTCGGCTAAATACGATCCATCTTGTCCTGTTACGCCAAAAATTACTGCTTTCATGTGCTTTCCTTCTGTTCTTCCATAGTGTCAGCGTTCAAAATTGGCAAATCGGAGTTCCCATCCTCATAAACATGGGCAGATCCTAGTCTTTCCATCTCCTTAGATGACACATGCTTCATGATTTCCATGTGTCGCCCCATAAGTTCTCTGTTCTCTTCGTCTTGTAACTGCTTGATAATAGCTAAAAAGCTCTGTTTTGACGACTCAATTCTTGTAACTCTCTGCTCTCTAGTGGCTTTTAGGTCTTTTAGTAGTGCCTGATGCTTCTCTTCAAGCTTAATGAACTCACTAGATCGTGCTTGCTCTGCCTGTTTTGCTGCCTGAATCTGTGCTTCGAGCGATAAAACATACTCTCTGTCTTGTTCTGACATTGCAGAACGGTCTGGAAAAGTAGAAAGATAGTCATTTTGCATAGAGACAAGCCTAGCTATCTCTTGTGCTGCACTGTATTTTGCTTTCGCATTACGGTGCATCATAATTTCAAACTTTATAAGCAGAGAAATTTGAGTTTGTTCGGTCACTAACACATCATCTTTGAACTGAGCCATATACTGAGCGTACTTTTCTTCATAATAAAGCAACTCATTGGGCGAAAGTTCTTCTGTTAACTGCTGCCAAGTCTTTGTTCTCTTAATATCCTTAGCTATTTCAACTTCTTTTTCGTTTAAAGAAGCCAATCGGCGATCAGCCTTGAGCATTAGTTCGCTCTGTTTAATCACTCTCTTTACTTGAGCCTCGCTCTTATTTAATAGAGTAGCAATTTCTGTAACGCCCATGGTTTTGGACAAGTTAAGAATTTGCTCCTTGTCATCACTCGTTACTGTCGTCTTCCTCGCCATTAGTTCTCCACTCCGAAAGAATGTCTTTTATATAAATTTCTAATTGTTTTTTCTTGGCCTTACTTATAGAAACACCCGCCCTCAGTTGTAAATATACCTGTCTTAATTCTACTGGAAGTTTTTCGTCTATTAATTCTAACATTTCTTGAGTGGCGACATCATTAATAATATCGGAATCTCTTTCTATACTTTTGTCGCTAACGCTTGTGATATCACATGGTCGCATTAAGTTTTGCTTAGAGGAATTTCTTTTTTTCCAAGCTTTATATTTATCGCAGTACTCGCCATTTCCATGATCGCCCTCTTCATGACAAATTTTACAGGGCGGATCTGAGCGGTGAAATTTATCTCTTTTAAAATTAATCAGTCTGTTTTTTATATGTGAGTACAAGAAATTTTCTAGGGGGCGTTTGTTGTCGTAACGAGCCATAGCCTCCAAGCCAAATATTCTGGCTTCTTGCCTAATGTCATTTATATCGAAATAACCAAAGGAAAACCCTTGGCCTAAAATTGAAACTATCTTGTCTATTATTGTAATTACTTCATCTACATCAAATTTTTTAGTTTTCAGTTTTAATGTTTTCTTCGATGATTTTTTCGGCATCTTTTGGATCTGTTTCTGTTAGTTCGGCCTTTGTTTTTTCTGCCAGATCTTCTTGTGCTTTCGTACTTAATACAGTTATAATATTTTCATCTGTCATTAAAACCTCCTGAGATGTAATATGGCTAGAGTCAGTTGGACGGAATCAATGTTGAAATTCGTAAGAGAAAATCATCATAGCATGACTGACAATCAACTTGCTCTTGCTTTATCTTCTATTATAGGCGTTCGTGTGTCAAGTCATAGCGTCAGAAACATTAGAGAAGAAAAGGGTTATACAAAATGGAAAAGGTCTTCAACCAAAGATCACCCCACATCGTAGTAGTTGACAACTTCTACAAAGATCCAGACTCTATAGTTCGTTTAGCAGAAGAACAGGAGTATCAGCCACAGAGCAAATACTACAAGGGCGTTAGAACGGCGGAACGCTTTTTATTTCCATATGTAAGAGAAGAGTTTCAAAGACTTCTCAATTTGGAAATTACAGATTGGTTAAACCAGCCAATGAATGGCATTTTCCAGAAGACTAGTAAGGATGACCCTCTAGTGTGGCATAGTGATAGTCAAGACTATGCAGCTGCTATTTATCTAACTAAAGATGCTCCTGTAACTATGGGAACATCATTTTGGCAAGATACAAAGTTTGGGTGTAGAAGACCGCCTAGCCATCCACTTGAGAATAAGTCCGTTCAAGAGAGTGAAATCTACACAGAGTACAATCTTTTGCATAAAGACAATTGGCAGTTAGTTGATAAAGTAGGGGCGGTTTATAATCGACTAGCTCTTTGGGATGCAAAATTAATACATTCAGCTAGTGAGTATGGTTCAATGGATCGTTTAGTACAACTTTTCTTCTTTAGCGTCAAAAGATAGGGCGAACTATGAGAGCCTTTTGGCAATTCTGGGGAAGTTATTTTAGCAAAGAACAATGTGATGAGATTATTAACAAGGCGTTAACTATTCCGTCTATACAAGCAAGTACTTATGGGGCGGTTTCCGACCTCCGAAGTTCAAGAGTCAGGTGGATACATAGGGGCGATTTGAGTTGGAATTGGATGTTTACGCATATAGAGAACATATTTAGAAGGGCGAATGGAGCTTTTGGGTTTGATCTTAACTATTTTCACGAAATCCAGTTCACAGAATACGATTCAGCCTATGGTGGCCACTACGGTTGGCATGAAGACCTATTATGGGTTCCCAGAAACGATTCAGCAATTCAGCGTAAGCTCTCAATAGTCATACAGTTATCAGATCCAGCTGAATATACAGGGGGCGATCTTCAGTTTGATATGGCAGAAGAAAAGCCTGACGCTAATCATTTAAAGTTTCAAGGATCTGCTATTGTATTCCCTTCTTTTGTTAAGCATCGAGTAACACCTGTCGAAACTGGTCGTAGATACAGCCTTGTAACTTGGTACGAAGGACCGCCTTTCCGTTAAGGGGCAACCGAGGAAGTTTAGGTAGTACATTTTGTTGTGTGGGTGGGGATTATGTTTGAACCGCCCACCCCCCCGGGGCCGGGCCGGGTCGGTAAGCTGGGCAAGATAAATACCCTAGGCAAGCCGTCGCCGTAAAGCCTTATACAATAAGCACTTAAGAAAAATAAAAAAAACAAAAAAATTTTTATCGCCATAACCCCTTACGCCATAACAACTTAAAATTATTTTAAAAATATTTTATAAAAAAAGTATTTTTGCTATTGTTTTTTATTTTATTGGACGATATACTAATTACATAAGCAATGCACTTCGCAATGCTAACAGTAGTGAAAAGGAATTAGAATTATGACCACTTCAATCGACTATGCAAAGATTACTGAAAAGCTTGTTTCCGCACTTGGCAAGAAAATACGCAACTATGCGGACTGCCAAGACATAGCTCAAAATATCCTAGTGTATGCTTTGCAAAGTTATAACCCTGCTATGGGATCGGCTTTTGAAACGCACTGCTTTACTGTTATGCGTGGCAAGTCCATTGATTTCCTGAGAAGTAAATCCCGCAAGGGTAATCTGGTAAGCTGGGATATCCTTGAAGCTAATGACAATAATTCAGAAAAAACACTAGCACAAGGTATAGAAATTGCCGAAAAAACCTCCAAGTATAACCTATTGGAGATTGCAGAAGAATACTGCAACGAACAAGAATATTTTATCATCCAACGCAAGCTTGAAGGCTTCGATGGATATGAAATAGCCAATATGCTAGGGGTTAGCCCAGGATATGTTAGTCAACAATTGTCAAGAGCAATAGAGAAAATGAAGGGGGGGTTCTAGGCCGAAATCGCCGATAGGCGATCTATCCGTTAGGCGGGTACTGATGAGGCCAGGAGTCCTTAATAGAAAAGGGAATTGACTATGTTGGAAAGTACTGAGAATGTAGCAACCATGGAATGCACAACTTGCGGGTTGACCATATCGGTAGAACGGTTGACCATGCGGGTCATATCTGAGAATGAAGTGCACCCCACATGCTGTATGTGCATGAGGGAATTGGAAGAATCTGAAACCCCATTGGGGGTTTAATCTAAAGGGTTTTAACCTAACCTGCCAGTCTTACCCAACCTGGCCGGACCAGCCTCGGTACGCACATAGGTAATTGTATTACTTGTACTATGCCCGCAAAAATTGGATATCTTTATCTTATTATCCAAATATCTTTTTAAAAATATTTTATTTTTATTGTAAATAAATCTGCAAGCGTAGCGAATAAGATTATATAAGAGAGAAGGGAATAAACAAAAGGAGAATAAAATGGAAATTACTTGCTTGTGCGGAATTGATAATGAGGGAAATATAAACGATGGAATTATCTGCCATATGTGCGAAGGTCAACTGGCAGGGATGATAGAAAAATGGAATATCGAACAAGCCCTAATGGAAGAATATGAAAATAATTTAGAAAAGTTCTAAATATTTTCTGGTACAGGACGAATAAGTATAAAAGGAGATAAAGATGAACGATTTTGATTTTTGTGATTCTTATGACTACTCAGCATATGTAGAAGCCTTTGAGCAAGGCGTGGATGATGTGGATTTCCCCGATGATATAGGGGAAGACATGTCCGAATATGAGGGGGATCTAACCCCAGGCGAAGGGGATTATTCGGATATCTTCGACCCAGGTGATGAGATAGTCGATGATGATGGTGATTATTCGGATTGCGAATAACGCCAAGGTTTCCCAGTATATCCATAAAACTGGGGGGCAAATAGTCAACTATATTTTTACAGAAAGGAAACGACTATGTTTACGATTACTGCCGGATGTTTTAATCAGCCATGTGACCTCCAAGAGCAAATTGGGAAGTCTATTGTTATAGCTGACTACGCAAGCCCTGATGAGGCTGGCAAACAAGTTGCCAAACGAATAGGTAAAATAGTAGCGTTTAGGCGGTTTTGGCCTAAATATGTAGAGAAGGATGGTAAATGCAGAATGACTAACCTGATAACGGTTGAATATCAAAGCGATAATCATTATGCAGAGAAAACCATCTCTTCCTATCATCTAGGTAAGATTAGATCTGGGGTTATCTTGCCAGTATAAACAAAAAAGTTTTTCCTGTTTTTTCCTAAATAAAAGCAGGGGGCAAGCGAATAAGAGTATATAACGCTAGGGCACTTGCTGATACAAGAGGGCCACTTCCTTGGTGAAAATGGGCTTATCAGAGTCTAAGTAACCTTAAGAGGATGGGATAGTTCGAGACTATCTGGCGTAACCATATAATGATAGGTATGTTTGGTGTTTAGGTGCAATCCTCCGTGAGATACGGCAAAACGAAAAACACCGTTTTTAAACCTGTTAGTGGGGATGTCTTATCCCTGCTAACCCTACCGAAATTGGATATCTTTATCTAATTATATTCTTTTAAAATTTTTTTATTTTGTTGTAAATAATTTTACCCTGCCAGCGAATAAGATTATATAAGCTTGGTGGTAATGCTTAAACCATCTATGCGAATGAGTATAGAATGAGGGGAGCCTGGACTATAATTGGATAATCTTATCTTATTATATTATTTAAAATAATTTTATTTTTTTTGTAAATAAATCATAAGCACTAGCGAATAAGTATATATAAGAGATAACGATAACAACAAAAGGAGATTAAAATGAGCAACTACAATCCATTCGTTTGCAATTTTGAAAGAGAAGTTGAGATTGCAAAAGGGATGAGTAATCAAGGTTTAATTTCGGCAATCGCCGAATGTCTAGAATGTATTTCAATAGGCTGTAATACAGATAAATATGTGGATCAAGCCAAAGTGTATAGGCAAGAGTTGGCCAAAAGGGTAAGATAAAATAATTTTTTTATAAATATTTTAATCTTACAAGCGAATAAGTTAGTATAAAGGAGAATGATATGAAAATGGAATTGAATACTGTTGAGATTAATACTTCTAAGACTCAGAAGATGCCATGGGAAAGTTGGGATTTACCAGCTTGGATGTGCAAGACTGGTGCTAAGTTAGTAAAGGTAAAGGGTTCTATATGTGAAGGATGCTATGCATTAAAAGGACGATACATATTTGGAACGGTGAAGAATGCAAACTTAAAAAGATTTGATCAAATAAAAGATATAAATAACTTGGAAGATTGGAAAAATTCTTTCATAAGCTTATTCAAGTCTAAGCTAAAAAGACTTTCAGCAGAAAAAAGGTTTTTCAGATGGTTTACTAGTGGGGATTTGCAATCCGTAGATATGTTAGTAGCAATTGTAAATATTGCAAAAGCTATTCCAGAAATTCAATTCTGGTTGCCAACAAAAGAACATGGCATAATAAGGGAATACCAAGCCATACATGGTGAATTCCCTGCAAATCTTAATGTTCGTGTTTCAATGTTCATGGTCAATCAGGAACCAAGTAAGGGCTTAGGTTTACCTACCAGTACAGTAGTTAATTCCCCTGATGATATGAATGATAAACATCAGAACTTGTGCCCTGCTAGTCTTGAACAATTCAACGGCAAAGCCGAGGTTAATTGTGGAGATTGCAGGAAATGCTGGGATAAGAATGTAGATAATGTGGCATACATATACCACTAAGAATTCTGGAAATAATTTTCTTTGGGAAACGAATAAGTAAGTAAGAGGTCAATATGTTTAAGTTAAGATTTCACTTGGCGAACGGTCCACATAAATATAAGTGGCAACTAAAAGATAGTGAAGGAAATGTTACCTATGTAGATCCTGAAAGTGTTAACTTCACAATGAAAAATTGTAAGTTGCATAATAGCAAAAAGATAGCAGAAAGTATTTATTCAGGCAAAGAGAAGACCGTATGTTCTTGGATAGAATGCCAAGATATATCGATAAGGTTAAGTAGCGAAGAATTTCCTGACGAATTTTTTAATAACGAAGTAAGTTATAATCCAAGGTTGGCCCCCTTCTGGAGAAATGTAGAAGGAGAAAATATTGACGGTAAATTCTTTGAAGTGCTAGAGACAAAAGGAAGGAAGGTTTACGCATGAGTGTTGAAGAATGGTCAATCGCTGGTATGTTACTAGGTGCACTAATGATGAGCGGATCTTTACTTGTGCTAGGACTATCATGGGCAATTCAAAAGCTTGAAGAATACTGGGGGCCAATGTGATCTTTGAACAAACTATAGGTTACTTGATGTTTTTTCTTTGCGTAATGATCGCTAATTTTTTTCTTCTATTCTCAGGAGATAACTAAATGACATTAGCAGTAACGCTATTTACAGTTTATTTAGTTATTATGGCATTCATGGGGGCAAACAAATGAAAAATAAATTTTTGTATAAAAAGTGTATTCCGTATAGCATTGCAGTTGTTTCAATAAAAGAAGATAAGCTTGTCTTAATTAAAGATAAAAATATGGAAAAAGAATTAAATGAAATAAATGAAGAATTTGAATCTGATGAAATAGAATATAATGAATTCATTAAACAAACAAACGAATGCTTAGATCATTATTTTAGCTTGTATTATGCAAGCTAGACTTGCCAAATTAGATATCTTTATCCAAATATAATTTTAAAAATTTTGTAAATAATTTTTTATATATAGCGAATAAGAATACAGAGGGTAAACCCGCCATGGGAAACTATGGGATGGGCAGAGCCTGGACTATAATTAGATAACTTTATCCGATTATCTTTTTATAAAATTTTTATTTTTTTTGTAAATAAATTATAACTAATCACGAATAAGATTATATAAGAGGAAACAACTAAAACGAAAGGAAAAGAAGATGGAACTTGTAAGGGAAATCAAAGATTGGGCTTTGGATAATTATGATGCTGGCGGTCATTGGATTGTTGAAACTTTTTCCGATGAGGAGATTGCCGAACAGTTCAAGACATTGAACGAAGCTAAAAAGTATTGTGGTTTAATACAAGATAGGCACGAAGATATCTGCAACGCATAAGGAGAATGAAATGGATTTTGTACTTGAGAATGTAGGCAAGATGGTAAAATTTTGGAACTTAATGCCAGAAACCTACCAAGGTTTTGGCTATGAAGTTGAAGGAGATTGGGATTACGATGCTGAAAAATTTCAGCCAAAGTGGTTTCAGTTGTATGACGAAGAACAGGTTTTGAGGTTAGGTTATTGTCCTCCCGACCTTTTGCAATATGTCGAAAGGGCTTGCAAAGAAATTGCTGCTGACCTTGAAGCGAAAGGTTTAATAGGTGATACATTAATCGAAGAAGACGAATACACATATGAGGATTATTTAGCTGACAAGGCAGACAAAGAATATTACGAAAGGAACTAATCATGTTTAAGTTTGTAGAAAAGCTATTTGGTTTTGATAGTGGTCGAATTGAGTATCTTGAATCGAAATGTTTGGAACAATCGGAGCTAATTAAAAACCTTGCAGAAGGATTTAAAGAACAAACATTGTTATTGCAAAAGATAAGTGAACGAAAGCAAGATATTGACTATGACAGAATTGATATAGATTACTACGATTTGGCAAACAAGATTAATTTAAAAGCCGTAGCTAGTGGAGTAGGTCTTAAATATCTAGCAGAAGAAATTGATCTTGGCGAATTAGCCAACAATATCAGCCTAGATGATTTAAGTAGTTATTTCAATGTGGATGAAGTAGCAGCTAACTTAGACTTAAATGAGGATGATTTTGTAGATACTATTGCAGAAAAAGTTTTGGAAAAACTTGTAAATAAATATAGGGCGAAAGCCGAATAAGTATATAGAAAGGAGATGGTCATGATTAAGTTTACTCTGACAACTAAACAATTTGAACGCAGAGGCGTTATGGCAAGAGGAAGCTCACGCTTTAAGGACGAAAGAAAAAATCCTAAAGGCGGTAGAAGTGGCGACAAAGTTAGATTTAAGAAGGGAGAATACTAAAATGGATGTTGATGTAACACTAAGTTTGGTTGAAATAAAACAAATTGTAGAATCTTTGAGATACGAAGTTAGGGTAAGCAATTACATGAGAAAACATCGTAGTGAATACGCAAACCATCTTATTGAACTATCCAATAGGTTGGAAAAAATAATGATCTATCATGCAAGGAAGGATGATAAAGTTAGATGCGAACAACCTTAGTCAAGGTTAATGTAGAGTTTATCTTGCCAGCATATCTAAGAACTAAAGAAGAAGTGGCAAGCTATATCAACACACATCTTAAGAACAACAACAATCTTAAGTATGTAATGCTTATCGAAGGCGATGTAGAAGATTTTAACATTCAAGCAGAAAGGTTTTAACTATGATTGATTTTCTTTGCTCAATGTATTTTGCTTTGGAGTTTTACCAAATGGAAGTAATCTTTAACTTGTTCGGTGATAGGATTTTGCTTTAGACTTCTTAGAGGAATATTTCCTCTGCTAAAGATTTTATCAACCCGCCCAAAATCCTGTCAAGAAAAATCCGTAAGGATTTGCAAAATAGATGAACTTTTATGAAACTTGGTTTGCTACTTTCCCAAGGGGCAAAAAAAGTAGCACTTTTAATAATGTGCTGACAGTAAGCACTTTGTTTTCATTTATTGATATAAACTCTTTGGGTTCAATGACTTATGTTTATTTTTTAAATTCTTCTTGTAAGGAATACTGGTATGTTTTCCTTACAAATATAGTGGGTAGGCTTGTCCTACCCCTTCTAAATTGACCGAAATTGGATATCTTTATCTAATTGTAATTTTAAAAAATTTTTGTAAATAATTTTTATTAGCTGACGAATAAGTATATATAGAGAGGAGTAACTATTAAAATTTGAGTTATGAGTGGGAGTTCCTGCTTTCCAAAAGGAGAGGATGAGGGGAGCCTGGAAACTAATTAGATATGTTTATCTTATTATCTATTTAAGAATTTTTTTATTTTTATATAAATAAATCTGTATGGCCAACGAATAAGATTATGTAAGAGGAAAGGAAAAGAAAATGAAATATGAAATAACAAGAGAATTCATCGGTGGTTTATTGAATGGGTTAATCATTACCCAAACCATGAATAGTGATTGTGGTTATTATGTTGGGCAAGTTGTGAAAAATCCATATGGTAACACTTCTCCATATAAAATTTTGGAAATTAGGAAATATTCTCCAATGGTCGGCGAATAAGTCTATATAGAAGAAAGGAAAGTAAAATGGAAGTTAATGTAAGGGATTCAAGAAGCGTTGCAATTGGGGTCAAATATATTGGCCCAACCAATACAAGAGGTGCAAAGGTTAAAGCCTTTGTAAGATCGGCGACAAGGATGATACATAAAATTGAAATGCCTTGGGATCATGAATTCGATAATTCTGTAAATTACTGCAATGCAGCAAAAAAATTGGTAGAAAAGATGCATTGGAGTGGAAATTTGGTCGGCGGTTGGTTAGGCGATCAATATGTGTGCGTATTCGAAAAGTGGAATTAATTTTGGAAATATTTGCCAATGGTTGGCGAATAAGTATATGTAAGGTTGAGAGTTTTAATTTATAGGGCTGAAAGCCCAAGAAAGGTTTGGTCATCATGTCTAATGGTAGCATCGGTATTCGTTCTGTGCGTGGTTTTTCCGGTTCGGCTTATGCTGGTGTAATCGAAAGATTCAACAATCGTAAGGATCATTATCATGACAGTCTTTGCACTGTTGCCGGTGAATCCGCTAGGGTTCGTCCAGTTGTAGTCGATGGTAAGTTCCAGCTTCTGGATAAGAAGAACGAAAAGTTCTATACTCCAACAAAACACGCTCTTAGTCAATTCGCTCAGAAGACTAAGTGGGGTTCTTATACAATCAATAAGTTGGCAGAGTCTAAAGATGTACGCCATCACAATATATTGCGTGACCTTCTTGATATTTCTTTCCAAGAGTTCGGAGGAGAATATCTCTTTAGGTTCAACGATCAGGATGATACCTGTCGGGCGTTTTTGAGTGATCGTTACGCAATCATTAATAATGGATGGGTATTGGATGAAGTCCAGAAGTTCCTACCAGCTGAATGCAAAGATGCGGTAGCTATGGATAAGTCCGGCGAAGACTTTATCAACTTCATGGTAGTGCTACCAAGTAGCCTTAAGTCTTCCGATGATAGCGACTATCAAGGTTTGATCAAGGTTAAGAACTCTGAGATTGGCACTCATCGCCTTGATGTTACTGCCGGTGTCTTCCGCACTATTTGTTCTAATGGTGCAATCGGTTGGGTTAAGCATAACGATGTAAGTGTAGTCCATCGTGGTAAGGTAGACTTCGAGCTTTTGGCTAATCATATTCAGTCGGCTATTAGCTCACATATTCAGGCTATGCCTACCATGATTGAAAAGCTTTTAGGTACTAAGCAAATGGGTTGGGATGGATCAATGACCCCCCTGTTTGCCTCTGTCGCTCAAACCTATAAGTTGAGCAAGAACGAAGTGGAGTCCGTTCATACGGCATGGGGTGTAGAACGCAATGAGACTCCTCAATATGCCAAGACCCTGTTCGGCGTGGTTAATAGCCTAACAAGGGGTAGTCAACGGATGGTTGAGTCTTCTTGGGAAAAGCTTAACGACATTGGTGGTGAGTTGGCCAATTACGATGAAAGTGATTGGACTGGCCTTAAAGCCAAGGCTAGGGCAATGACCTCCAAGGATGTTGAGAATGTCTTGGGCAAGGAACTATCCTTCGCCTAAGATAACCCAAGGGGATGTAGACCAACAGGCAGAGTCAAAGGACTTAAAATCCTTCCAGTATGGGTTCGACTCCCATCATCCCTAATCCCCGCCTTACCTTTCGGGCGGGTTCCCCCATCCAGCTTGTTTCGTTTCCTTTCAGGCTGGATGCCGTCTAGGGGTGGCCTTGACCTCTCCATCCCTAGACATTCTTATAAATATTTTTACCTCTGTATCGAATAAGATTATATAGAGGTAACCTGCTTGTCTTAGCAATGATAAGCGGGTCGCTGGGGTATTTTACCCATATTATCTAAGTCTATATAGGCGTACCTCATCCCCAATTCCCCTTATGGAAGGCCAAGTGGGCGGGTTTTCAGCGATTCCCTCACGCTCCTGTATATACTTATTCGTTATAGAAGCGGAAATATTTTTTTAATTTTATTTAAAATATTTTTGGTTGGTGAGCGAATAAGACTATATAAAGGAGAAAGCAAATGAAGACATATCCAAAAGAGAAAGTTATAGGCCAATTCAAGGTAAAAGCCGTGGATGGATGCATAGTTAAGCCTGAGAAATGGCCTTTTGGAAGGCTTTTGATGCCATCTAGCTGGGAACCGGCAGGGCATTACCTACAAAGAGGGTGGGGAGAACATGAAGGTAGCATAGCAGTTAATGTATATATAACAGGTAGAACCATAAAGTATAACTTTAAACATGGTCACCATATAGCTATCCTTTTAGAATTTGTCGGGGATTGTGAACCAAGTACCTACACTTACGGAATCCTAGAAGTAAGATTAAACAACGGAAGCATGGAGAGAATTGATGTAAGTCCTTGAGATATAAGGGTTTAAAAAATTTTAGAATTTTTATATTATGTGCGACCCAATTATATTGGAATATGCCCATAATACCCCCTTAAACCCTAGTCCTCTCTCCTCTGTATGGTATGTACTTACATATACCTTATATATAAAGGAGTTATGTCAAATGCTTATATTAAGAGGAGTGTTAAAAAGTGGAGAAAAGTGGTGAAAAAGCCCAAAGAAAACCCCTCAAATAATACATCGAACAAAGTAAATAATTCACCCTCATAAGCGAATAAGTATATAAGGAGATAGATATGAAGGATGATTTAAAGCATAGATGTGAAGACCTATATATAGTCGAAGGGGCATCTGCTGTTTTTGACTATTGCCAGTCTATTGACCATAAAGACTATGGGGATTGTGACCAATGCCAGACTTATGTTCCTATATATAAAGATTGTTGTCTTCTTTGCGGAACAGAATTAAAAAGAGTAAACAAAACTGTATAGATAACGAATAAGTATATAAGAGAAGTTATACATAAGGAGATTAGACATGGCTTTTACTTGGAGTGCTTCAGAGTGTGATGAGAACAATATTAAAAATGTTCATAATACAGATCAGGATAGAATAGCTTGGGCTTGTTTAGATATTGGCCTGAGTGGTATTACCCTTAAGAACTATAAAGAGTTCTACAGAAGAATGAGGCTTAGGGGCGAACTGTTCAATATCTATAAGGAGTTGACGCTAAATCACATATTTAACTGTATAGGTTTGGTCACATCTGCTGCTGATTTAAGCAAGTCTGATTTTCACAAGAAGACTATAGAGCTATTTAACTATCAGGTGGAAAGAGAAATAGCTTGTGGCCGTATCCCATAGTGTTTTTGAATTGATATAACTTGTTATTTGATAAGGAGTTATGGAAATGGTTACAAACAACACCAATACACATAGATACTTTGCCGAAGTCTTCTTCCGTTCTAAGAAGGGAAACCCCTGTGCATATCATCTGTATATGGATGGTAAAGATGAGGAGGAAGTATATGGGAATATAGTAGGGAAGGTAAAGAGACTTAAGTATTTTGACAGAGTAGATAGAGTGGACATAGTAAAAATGCAACCCCTTGATAAATAAGGACTTATATCAAATGAATAATGCACAATTCGACAATGATATTCCCCCAATGATCTTTGAATTTAGGTTCACTTCCTACAACAAACAAGGTCAAGCTTATGAATCCAATAGGATGGTCAAGGCTTGTGGTATAGATCATGCAGTAGAGAAATTTAACGAGGAATTTACAGATTGGGGAGAAGAAGTACCAAAGTGGGATTTAATGAACATTATGGCTATTGAAAGTAAATAAATAGCTGTTAGGGCGAATATGTAAATATAAGGATGTAGCAAACATAAGGAGGGTCAAACAATGGATGATTTCAAATATTACATTGGTGAAATTCTAGAGATTAATTGTGGTTTTGAATACGAAACAAAGTACATATTTAAAATATATGAAGATGAATCTACAGATGAACATACAGATAGAGTAGCAATGAATTGGAGGGGCGGTAGCAAGCATGATTGGGATGTAAATGAGGGCTGTTATAGATGTAGTCATACATTTATCTTTGATTCTGGATGTAAGGAAATAAGCAAAGAAGAATTCGATGTACTATCTGAACATCTTGCCATTGTATAGAAAGGCAAATCATGGATAAGTCTAAAAAAGAACTAATACATACTGTAATTAAACAGATAGTCGATGATACAAAACATAACTATTATGAGGGTATAACAGCATTACTTAACCATATAGATACATACAAGCTTATAGCTTTTTTACCAGAAGAAATGCATGAGAAATGGAGGGGCGATGACTTTTAAAATTTTTAGAGAAGAACTTGTACACGAAGTATTCGACATGGTTTTAAACCATATAGATAATGATGACTATTCAGTCATATGGAAGATATTAGATCGTATGGACATATATGAGCTAGTGGCTTTATTGCCTAAAGAACAGCGTGAGAAGTGGGATAGTTCTATTGTATAAAGGAGTAAACAATGTCTTTGAATTTAAGACAACAAGTGACATACGACATATGGAACAAAGTATTTTCAAATGTAGGTAATGAACACTACCAAACCATATGCAACATACTGGATAAACTAGATATCTTTGACCTGTTAGGCATCTTGCCCAAAGAACATCGTAAGAAGTTTGAAGGTTATGTTATTAATTCAGATGTAATGGAGAAATAACATGGAAAGACAAGAAAAAATCAACATTTTGATGGCCCATGACATTATGCAAATTAGAGAAGATATAGAAAATGGAGATTATGAGCTTGTTTGTTCTATTCTACAGGGAGAAGGATGGGAGCAATACAATAAGCTTACAGACTACCAAATAGATGGTGAACTTGAGGACAGATTTGTTTATGTCAATTTAAATGACAAGATTATTGATTTGGCTAATAGATTAAACGGCAAGCCTATCAAGTTAGAAACATAATACCGCCACTTATTAAAATATGGAGGTATTTTGACGAATATATAAATATAAGAAGGAGGACAGACATGAAGTTAGATATTAAAAATATGTGCGTAGTATCTGGAAAAAACAAATATCAAATTTCTTTTGATGATATAAACATCGGCGATCAAGTATACAACCCATTATCAGATGTTCTAATTCATATAGATGAAGATGATGACATTGAATATGTAAATAATAATTATTTTAAAATCTGTTAATATTTTTTAGTAAACTGCGAATAAATATATAGGACAGGAGAATACCATGACTAATGAACAAATTGAAACCCGATTGACCACTCTAGAAAAGATGATGGCTACCGCTAACCCAAAAGATTTACCAGCGTTAAATGCTAGTTATCAAAAGCTTATGGAAAAACTTGCGGATTCAGATGCCTCAGTTGCCTTCATAAAGGGAAAATAACATGAAGATTAAAGTATCAGATCGGGCGATGTATGGATATATACCTACAGAAAATCCAGATGTATTTAATAGAAAAAGCGTAGTATTTATAAAGGGCAAAGGTTATTACTTCCAAGAAATTTTAGTAAAGATCATTAAACAAACATTGGACGGCATAGTATATGAAATAGAAGAATCAGCACCATATAACAATGTAATAACTATTAACTTGGAAAACCCAAGAAGGTTTAGCAAGAAAAGGTTAGGCGAACTTTTTGACATTCATGTTAAATGGATTAAATAAGGGAGTTAATCAATGAAGGAAATTAAATATACCTATGTAGTTGTAACAACTACTGTTTGTATATCTAGCTATGAAGACGATCAAGAAAATTCTATTCGTGGACTTAAACCAGATTTTGTTTCTACAGTTGGTGATTGTTTGGAAGAACTTATGGAGTTTTTGATTTCTTTAGAAAAACAAGTGTGTACAAAGTAAAGGAGTTAATAATGAATCGGCTAAAAGAAAAGTTTGCATCGTCTAAAGTAAAACTTACCAAGCAAGAGACAAGAATATTATCTCTCCTGCTGTACTACTGTAATAGCCGTATAGGCGATGTTTATGAGACATTTGAGGATAAGATCAGAGAAGAAGACATAGCTGTAATAGCGAAAAAATTAGGGGCAGAAATACCAAAATAACTGAAAGGAAAGATAATGTATGTATATGAGCTAATAGAAAAACTCAAAAAATATCCACAAGATATGTATTTGGAATTTAATGGGGCATATGTCTTTGGTTATATCAAAGATGAGGTAATAAACATATGTTACAACCATGATGATAAAGGATGGATTTCTCCAGAAGAAATAAGCGAAAAAATAAAATAAAAAAATTTTGTAAATAAAAAGTGGTTACTTACGAATAAGTATATAGAGAAGGCAATAACACTATTCAAAGGAGGTTGGTCATGGGTTTGGATAACTACTGGAAAGATCAGCATGGCAAAGAAGGATATGTAGAAGGATATTTTCGAGTTGTAGGCGGTCTTTGTTCTGGCAATGGCAATGATTCATTCCGTGGAAAAGTTTACAACGAAATAGTTCATGAACTTACAGGAGAGTCTTTATACCAAGACAAAATCTCAAGCGAGACTGTTAAGGAAATGAACGAAGCTATTCAAGAATGTGAATTTGAAAGAATGAGAAAGCTTACCTGTTGGGAAATAGAAGAAAATGAGTGGACAGACTTTAAGAGAATGTGGCAAGCACATTCAAACGCACATCATCATTTAGTTAGTTGGTGGTGTGGATGGCTTTTAATTAATTGCTGGTTTCAATGAAATAAAAATAGTTTTAAAACGAATAAGAATATATAAGGAGGACAAGATGAAAACTGTAACAGTAAAGTTTGTAGTTAATGATAATGACGAAGCTGGATTTTTGCTTAATGAAGTAGCAGAAAGTATTGGTAATGGTACTGGTTATCCTTTTATTTTTAGTCTTATTGAAAATAGTACCGAAGATGAGATTAAATTTTTTACAGAGGTAAACTCATGAAAATAACAATGGAAGAATATACGCTATTGGCTCAAATTTTATTTTATGCCCATGATGACACAAACAGAATGAATGAAGAACTAGGACTTAACTATACAACTGAGCAAGTAAATGATCTTGGTAAAAAACTTGGAATTCATATAAATAAAAACTAACTATCTACGAATAAGAGTACATGAGCATGAAAGTTTATGATATGTTTTCTGGGATTGGTGGCTTCTCTCTTGCATTTCAGCAAGAAGGATATGAAGTAACTGCCCAAGCTGAGATAGATAAATATCCATCTTTGGTTCTACAAAAGAACTTTCCGAACATACCAAACTATGGAGATGTTACTAAGATCAACTATGAAGAAGGTCAGTTTGATGTAATCATCGGTGGGTTTCCTTGTACAGATATATCCATAGCGAGCAAGACAAAGAAAGGCATTTATGGCGAACGATCTATCTTGTGGAAAGAATTTTTACGGGCAATCAAAGAAGTCAAGCCAAAATACTGTGTCGTTGAAAATGTCCAAATGCTCGTTAGAAGGGGGCTTAACACAATTCTCGCAGACCTTGCCGAAGTCGGGTACGATGCGTCTTACACGACCCTTGATGCCCAATTCTGCGGAACCCCACAACGAAGACGCAGAATTTATATTCTGGGAGTGCGTGACGGAATCCCCGCAGAAGCCGATCCCTTCCACTTTGCAGAGCGTAGTACAGATGAATGTGGACGAGAAGTACAATCTGTCAAACAGAGCTTTGATTGGAATTTTAAAGCGGAACACGAAGGGCAAAAAGACTTTGCCTACTTTACTAGACAACGCTCTGATGAATTTACTGGGTGCGGAGTATCATCTACATTGATGAAAAGAGACTATAAAGATTTTACCGATGTCATTCTAATAGATGGAAAAGTAAGAAGGGTAACGCCAACAGAAAGACTTCGCCTCATGGGCTTTCCAGATCATTGGCATTTGGATAACGCCAAAGATACAGACAAGTACAAATATTGTGGAATGGATGTTCATTCAGTTAGATATGTAGCTAGATGTTTAAAGGAATATGACCAATGTTTCAGTTTGAAAAAATAGCCGATCAGTTTGACGACCATTTAAAAGGCCAATTGTTTTGGCACAAAGATTTTGTCAACCACTTCTTGCCAGAGATTGCATCTGTATACATGGAGAAAGATTCTTATGTATATGATTTTGGTGCTAGTACAGGCAATGTAGAAATTGCTTTATCAAACATGATTGAAGAAAGGTGTGTAAACTTTACACCAATCGAAAAATGTGTTGAGATGGCAGACAGGTACAAGGGTAATCAAGAAAGACTTATTATTGGAGACTTTTTACATATACCAATTCAAGAGTATTCTTTTGCTACAAGTATTTTAGCTTTATGTTTTGTTCATCCATCTAAAAGAAAAGGCTTTATTGAAAAGATCAAATCTAAATGCAAAGTTGGTGGGGCGTTTATCATCCTAGAAAAGATGATTAATTTTGAAGGATATCTTGGTACTGCACTCAGTAGAGTAACTTGGCGAAATAAACTTGAGCAAGGAGAATCTATTAAACAAGTTGTGAACAAAGAACTTTCCTTGAGCGGTGTTCAATATCCACTACAAGAGAGTGAACTAGAAGGATTTAGACTTGTATGGGCATATGGTAACTTCAGATCATATATTTACACAAACGGATTTTAATTCAGTAAATATTTTTTAACTTTCAACGAATAAGATTATATAGAAAAGGAGTTAATCATGCTTGAAGAATTTAAATGTGAAAATGGTCATTTTGTTATGAATGATAATGTGATGTACATGGTGTTGGACGAAAACATATCGCTTGGAGATTTGATTTGGAATAATGACGGAGATGTTTTTGAAGTTGGTGAAGATGATGATCTGGTTTATGTAAATGAATACTATTTGAAAGTAAAAAAACTTTAGAAAAGGAATTAATCATGAAGACTGTAAACTGCTATGACTATTGCACAACTGAAGATAAGAAGTTTATTTGCATGGCTAATGATATGCTTGAACTTCAATCAAGTATGGAGAAAGGCGATTACGAATTTGCCTATTCTGTTTTAAGTGGTAACGGATTTGAACAATACAAATCACTTTCTAGCAAAGAAGTTGATGAACAATACGATGCAATCTCGGACTCTATAGATTTTGAAGTAGTGATTAGCATTGCAGAAAATCTAAAAGACAATCTAATAACTCCTCTGCTATATCAAGACAGGGCTATGCAATCAATGTTTGAGGATTTGGTAAACAAACAACCATTTGTAAAATCTGAAAGGCGAATTAAAAACGCAAGGCAAGAAGTTGCTAGAAGGTTTGGCGAGTACGACAACGATTAATACAAGGGCTACTAGCTTAAATAGTAAAGCTCCGAACTCATAATTCGGTGAGTGAAAGTGCAAGTCTTTCGTAGCCCACTAATTTAGAGGCAATGATGATTACTGTAATAGATTCTTCAAATCAGTATACTCATAACGAATTTAAAAAAGTAATTATCAATCTATCTAATGATGATGGAAAGGAAGATGTTCTTATAACTATACTTCCAGACGAATGTTCTATTACGATTGAACACTATTCTTCTGGACAGGAAGAACCATACGAAAAAAGAAAAATAAATTGGTAAACAAAACGAATAAGAATATAGACCTGTCAAGAAAAGGAGTTGCTATGGTAGATGTTTTTATTGTTCGATTGAAGAATCGTGACCATTTTACGATGATGTCGAAAATGGACAAGGCAGACTTTTGGGATGGCATTCGTCAGTATTCTAAGAAACTAATATTTGACACTAAAGAAGAAGCATTGCGAATTAGCAAGTATCTTGCAGAAAGAACTTGGCTTGATTGGGAAGTTTGCAGTGTTCTTGAGTCTAACTATTGGGAGCAATAATGATTGACATGGGCGATGGATGGATTGTTACTTTATCAGATAAATCTTTCCTTAATGATATGGGTATTAAAGAAAGATATGACTGGTGGAATGATATAAAGAAGGTTACTCGTCTTGAGTTTACCGATAAGGCTAGGGCAGAAGAAACTTGTTCTATGCTAAATAAAAGAACTGGAATGAAGTGGAAGATTGAAAATAGTTTGTTTACTGGCTTTTATCATGAAAAGAGGCAGCGATCATGAAGATAGACCAAGCAATCAATATGCTTCAAGAAGCAAAAGCTAATGGATCAAAGAATATTATCTTTGCCTTTTGGGAAGCTAATGTCTTTGAAAGAAAGGCTGGCAAGACTTTTAAAGATAATGAAACATGGGCAAACATAGCTAACTTTATTGATGAGAATATGGATTGGGCTTATGTTCATGAAAGCTTACAGGAAATTATCAGCGAAAACTATGTAAAGGATTAGCAATGAGCAAAGACGATATACTTCATTATCTAAATGCCAAGAGTGAGTATACTGCAAATGTCAATCTTCGTAATTATACAGATCAACAATGGTCTATATCATTTGATGAAGATAGTGTAACTATTAGTACGAAAGCTATAAAGAAAAAGCTTAAGTATAATTCTTTTACTAAAAAAGATTTTGATGAAATTTTTGAAACATCAAACGAATAATAAATAGAGGATGTTATGACAACATTTGAAGAACAGCCAAAAACAAAGAAGCCAAGGATGAGCGAAGATAAAATCTTAAATGAAGTTTTTATTCAAATGGGAAAACCAGATAATATTAATATTATCAAGGCAACTGCCGTTAATGTATTTGCTAATAGATATAGAGTTAATATTTGGCAAAGCATTAACAATCCTTTTTTGCCTAAAGCTGGCAAGATTGTCGCTAGTTATTTTGTAATTGTTTACGATAGTGGAGAGGTGGTTATCAATAATGATTGAGTCTTACAGAATGCTTTTAAATTATTTTGCAGCAGAAAATACCCAATCAAAAAATGGCGAAGTACAAATAAACTGTAATAACTTTGATAGTGGATTAATTATAAAAAATATTGATGATAGAAGCGTACTTATAAAAGTAAAAGATAGAACAGAACCTCAAAATATGAGAGTTCTTTTTTATCCAATCAAGTATAATGTATTGGAGAAGGCTTTAAGTTCTTTAGAAAAGGAAATTAAAAATGGTATGGTGGGAAATCAAATCTAATACCCTATCTTTAGCTAGATGGCTTAAAGAAGAAGGCGAATGGGATAACGCAGGAAACACAGAACTTCCAAGCGGAGAAGTTGTTGACGATGATCCAATCGCAAGACTTATTTATTATTTTGAAAAGCCTTGGAAGTATGAAAGTGAATGGAATAAATATCAAAATTTTTTAAATAAAAAATCTTTACAAACGAATAAGATTATATAGAAAGGAGAAACAAATGATTATTCGCACTCATAAGAAATTTGAACTGTGGACAAAAGTTGGTGATAGCTTTGTGAAAGCTAACTATCTTGTTACAGATATGAACTCACAAATTGTAGGTGCTTATATCACTAAGCGAGAAGCAGAAGCACAACAAAGGATTGTCAATGATGAAATTCTTGCTAATGATCTTACCGCTCCTCGTGATTAGTAGTGGATGCGGAACTGTAGAGCAAACTGTATCAACAAGTATATCTCCTTATGATTCTAGGGAGATAGACAAAATAAATGTAAGTTTAAGATATACATATACATTTCCAAAATAGGAGGAATAAAAATGAAGATGTACCTTGTTAAAGGTTACAAAGACAATACTCTTAGGGCTGGTTTTCTTGAAAGAGAGTGGGTTTCTAAGAGTGGCAAACCACTTGTAACGCTAAAGATTGTAGATCACTACAAAGAACATAAAACAGTTTTTAGGACTTATCATCGTGATAAGCTGGCTGTAATGAAGGTTCTTAATGTTGATGATGAATTGTTGGCATAACTTAGAAAGGAAGATTTTAAAATGGCTACTAAAGGACAGACTTGGAAGCAAAATAGAGACATTACTCCGGAGGAATTCGTAAAAGTATTTACCGAAAAAGACTCTGTTGAAGAAGTCGCTGAACACTTTAAAATTAGTGTTTCTTCTGTAAGAAATAGGGCTTATTCATTAAAGCGTTCTGGAGTCAATCTTAACACTAAAAAGAAGAATTCTAATTCTTTCTTTGGCACTTCTAAATTTGATGTAGATGCCCTAAATAAAATTGTGCAGAAAGCGAATAAGTAGTCATGCCACTAAAACCTACAGCTGGATTTGATTGGTTTGTCTTTTTGTCTTGTTTGCTTGGATTCATTGGTGGTTTTATAAGGAGATAATTATGTACAGAAGGTTTTTTCTAACTACTGGGCTTTCACTCTTAACAGTTGGATTTGCTTTTGCAAAAAAGAAAGTTCGCAATACTGTGACTGGCTTTGGTAAAACTTTGTCAGAAGCTATGAACGACTGTTATCGTAATGCCAGACTTATTTCAACTTCATATCAAACTATTAGTCGTAGTTCTTCTGGAAGCGGTTCTTCTTGGACTTACACTATGGTAATTGAATATGAAGACTAAGTATGAAAAATGGGTACTTCCTAGATCAGACTGGACAAGATATGTTATCCATGTTTGTTCTAGGAAGATGCCTGAACAAATCTGGGTTGAGCGTACAGGAAAAGAAATTAGATTAATGTTTGGTCAAGGCAACGCAGGAAAAAGAGGTGATTTATTAACGGAATCCAGTCTTACGAGTATGGGATACAAAATATTAAAAAAATGAAAGTTGTTGTTTTTAATGAACACAACGAAGTTTTTTCTAAAGTTGATAATACTCAGTTTTCTCCAGACTTTAAAAAAGCTTTTATTTTTAATTGCTTAAATACAGAACACGCCAATATAGTAGTCGAGAAGACTAGAGAGTTTACAGGAAGTCAGAACTTGCGATGGAGAGCATATGAATCGCCAAAAGAAAGCCGAAAGAACAGCGATCAAAATAGCCAAAGCAATGGCTAGAGAATTGGGCGAAAAAACTAGAAATATAAATCTAGAACAAGCCGATGATATAAGAGAGTTGTACTCTCAAGTATATGGAAATGATAGACTTACAAGAAGATATGATTTGGTTAGTATTGTGGCTTGAAATTTTTTTTGTGATTTGTACAATAATTAAAACTTTAACCGAAGGAGAATATCATGGATAATCTTAAGAAGTTTTTTGGAGTAGCTCTTTTCTTTTCTTTCACTTACATTTTCTTTTCTACTGCATACATTGTTTATCAAAACTATAGATATGGATTTATGATTAGTGTTTTCAATGCTGAATCACGCATTCTGAGAGATGAATTACAGGAACAGCGTTATAAGCCATCTTACGATGATGGATATCGTGATGCTATTATTAGAATGGGAACTCCATCAACTCCGGGTGCTTATACAGATGGATTTATGGCAGCAGCAAAAGTCTATCAAAATTCTAGTTATGCAGAAGGATATCACAATGCTATTAAGCAATTTGGCTATCACGAAATTCCAAATGCTAACACTAAACTTCCTTTAGATGATGTAAAAACATCTAGCATTAAGACTAAAGAAGTTCCTATTAGACTAGCAGAAGAAAAATAATTTATGCAATCAAATTTAACACACAAAACCATTATCTATAATAGATATTGGTTTTTTGTTTTATAGGACATAAAAATGAATTTAAAGCATTTTGTAATTACTAGATTTTTAAATCAAAAAAATATGAGATTTAGAAAGTTTTTATTAGATGAAATCGTTATTGAATACAGAATGAAATTAATGACTAAGTATTTATATCCATCTTTAAATAATCAATCAAATTTAAATTTTACACATATAATATTAATACATGAAAAATTACCTAAAAAATATATAGATCAAATTAATAAAATTGATTGCAATTTTAAAAAAATAATTATGACTTCAGAACAGTTAAAAGATTTTATAAAAAATGAATATACTAAATGTGATTTTTTAATAACATCCAGAATAGATGATGATGATATGATATATTATAATGCAATTGATGATATACAAAAGTCTATCAATGACAATACAATTATAAATGTATATGGTTATAAAAAAGGTTGCACAATGATAGATGGGGAAACTAAAAAATTTAAATATAAAACAAACATTAATCATGGAATGATAGCTATATTATTAACATTAATAATAAATACAAAAAAAGTAACAAATCCAATAACTATATACGATTTAGGAAATCATACCAAAATTAAAGATCAACTGATTAAAAACCATAAGATGTTAGGAATTGATAATTTACCGGATGATTTCTGGAAACCAAATGTTACAGTTGATCCAGCTTGGATATACATTAGACATGAAAAATCTGATAGCGGAACAAAACACAGAAGTGATAAAATAGTTAAATTTGGTAAATTTAAAACAAATAAATTTTTTGGCTTAGAATAAATATGTACACAGTAATAATACCAACAATGTGGGTTAATGTTACTTTATTAGAAAAAATGATATGTATATATAATCAGTCTAACTACATCAATGAAATTATAATAATAGACAATAATCCAATCGATAAAATAAAACTTGATTTTAAAAAAGTAAAAATACTTACAAAAAATAAAAATATATATGTTAATCCAGCATGGAATTGGGGCGTGTCTGAATCTAACAACGAAAAAATTATAATAGCCAATGATGATATTTTAATAGAAAATTTTGAAAACATAATTATAAAAATTGATGAATTTTTAAAAGATAAAATTGTAATAGGTTTAAAAACCAAATTATTAGAAAATGAAAAGCAACAAGTCTCTATAATAAAATGCCAAAAAAGACCTTATGGATGGGGTACTTTTATGGCTATGAATAAAAAATCATATATTTATGTTCCAGAATATTTAAAAATTTGGGCTGGAGATGATATTCAGTTTAATAATAATGATCCTTATATAATTTTAGGAGCAGATATAAAAACAAAAATGTCTGAAACTGTAAAAAAATATAATCTTAGAGTTATGGCAAAAAGAGATTCTCGTCTTTACAGAACAAAATGTAATCCAGACGGATCTCTTAAACAATTGTAACTGCAAATCGAAAAAGTTAATGTAACAACAAAAGGAGTTAATAATGAATATTAAAATTGATAATGATAACTATATCATGTTTGCAAGTGAATCTGTTAAGAGATGTTTATTGCGTAATAAGATTTCTGCTATTGATCTTTTAACTCCATACACGAAAAAGATTTTTAGCAAAAAAGGAAATTGCAGTATTAAAAAGATAGGCGAAGAAAATATAAGCATTACAAATATATCTGTTTATGATTTTGACGAAGAAAAAATTACTAAGTGTTTTATTTTGCACAGTGTTGGTAATTATACAGAACTCAAGCCTGTTCTTGATAATAAATGGTCTGTAAAATTAGAGTGTGGACACAACGCCATTATTGATGATACTGTAGATACAATCTGTAAGGATCATAAAGTTAAATGTTTTTTGTGCGAGAAAGCAAATGCTTAAAAGACTTGTAGACATTGTTTTTATAATAGCTGATTTTTCAATTTGGTTTCTTGGTATTGGATGTTTATTTATACTCAAAGCCACTTATTTAAAAATATGTGACAATGACGATTGGAAATTTACTGGAATGATAGGCGTTGGACTTTGTTCTGCTTCAACATTCTTTTCTTTACTAGGTTTATATTTAGCAGAAAAAGAAAGGATTAAGACAAAAAAACTAAGCACTATAGATTTTTATTCAATATTTTTTAGATGGTCAGATGCTCCAACATTACAAAAATGGAATTGTGCTAGAGTTAAAGATGGTTGGGAAATATTCATATATCACAATGGAGAAAGAAAGCGTTTAATGTTTATTGATCATACAGAAGAATATGGCGAAAATTTAGCTAAGTTTATTGTTGAATGTCCTGTAGATGTAATTAGATTATTAGATTCATATCGTTCTGAATGTGAATGTGAGTATCCAGATGAAAAACAAAGAAAGTGAAGTAATAGCTAAACTTCTAGCTGCTTGCAAACGAGCTTTTGATTTTGTAGATGATGAGTTCAATAATAAGACTGTTGTAGAAATGAATGGATCATTCGGATTGTGGCTCGATTTAAAACAAGCGATAGATTTTGCTGAAAAAAATAAAACATGAAAACATTAGTAAAGACTTCTTTACTAGCAATAGAAGTTAGTAAAGTTTTCTTTACTAGCAATAAAAAAGAAATTGAAAATGACTAGAGAAGAAGTTGAACAAATCTGTAAAGAGACTGGCATAACTGTTTTATTTGCAGATGGATTTGATGATGCAATTATGGGAATTGGAAGATCATTTCAAGATTATAAAGTCGTATATAGTAGAGATAAAGTTATTGAGATATTAATGGAAGAACACGATATGGACATTACAGAAGCCGAAGAATATTATGAATATAATATAGCCGGAGCATATGTGGGCGACAGCACTCCTGTATTTATGGAGTTTTAAATGAATGCCAAAGAAGCTGATTTTAAAGGAAAAACAAAACTAAATCAAATTAGAGTTGGAACGAAAGAGAATATAGGGGTTTCCGTAAGTCCAAGAAACGATAATATGTTTCTTTGGTTAAACGGAGACTTGTATTATCAAAACAATGAAGGTCGATTGTTTATTATTGATTTTATAGAAGTGCCTATTAAGAGAAAAGAGAGCGAAGAGTAGTATGTTTCAGTGTCATAAGAAAGATGGAAATGGTTTTAGGATCGGTTTTAGAAATGGATATCAAGTATCAGTAAGATTTGGTGGACAAAATTATTGTGAAAACAGCGGTCTAGATAAAAAATTTATGGCAAGCAAAGACGCTGAAATAGCAATCGTTAACCCTAAAGGCGAACTTGTTCAACTATCGGAAAGCGATACAGTTCTTGCTAATCAATCAGCTGAAGATTTAGTGGAACTTATGTATAAATATGTCAGGATGAAAAATGCATCCAATTAAAGTTTTTATATTGGTAATGTTGGCTTTAATAGGAAGTCATTATAAAAATTATGTTTCTCATAAAGAAACTGGCGAAAAAATAATGGCTAGACTTTACGATTTAGAACTAAGAATTTTGCCAGAAAGTTTAGAAAATGGAGTTCCAATTTATTCAGAGCGTGGATATGCAAAAATTAGAGGTATACATGATTGTCAACAAATAATATATGAGGAGTTTGAACTATGGAAATGACAGAAGACGAACTTTTGCAAATAGAAAACGACATGAAGTCTAATAATGGCTCTTGGGTTAGCAACGAAAGTGTTATTAAATTAATCAAAGAAATTAGATACTTGAAAGAAATTATCAAGGAAATAAAACCATGTCGATCAGTATGTCAGAAGAAGAACTTAGAGAAATAGAAAATAGATTTTACAGAGCAACGCCTGGACCTTGGGTGTCTTCAAGCTGTGATAAGGGCGGTTCATTTATATATTCAGAAAGTCCAGAAAGGGCGTATTTTTATCACGGAGAATGGGTTGCACATATAGCTACAAGTGAAGACACAAGATTTATTGCACACGCAATAGAAGATATACCAAAACTATTGACTGAAGTAAAAAGACTTAGAAAACTCTTAGATAAAAGTATGTATAATGAAATTATGAATGCATATTGTAAAAAATTTGGAGTAGAAGTTGACAAAGAACGAAATATTTAAAAGGCTAGAATCTTTAAATGTCTCTAAAATATATATAACATTCTTTTGCGAAAAAGATAAAATAGATATTATAAGCAATATAGTTATTATGACAGATGGAAGATATTCTGTTGATTGGAATGATGATATTTATAAAGACAAATCTTATATAACAGAACCAATTTTTCATTATGATAAAAAAGATTGGATTAATATAGATGGTCTATTAACTTGGGATGTTGTTAATAAAAAATTAATTATTTCTGGCGAAAAAGAAAAATGTCTAAAAGAGAAGTTCTCCGAAGAAATATAATGGCGTATTTATATACGCTATGGAAATAAACATAATTGATAATGCTAGGCCGTATATTGAATTATTTTTTTGGTTTCTTATATATAATTTGATAATCTTTACTATGAAAGAAGTTTTGAAAGATTCTGATTAATTTTTTGACGATTGTGACGAATAAGATGATATACAACTCAAGGAGGTAAGTATGATTAGTTTTTTCAAAAAGTTTTTTGTTAAGTCTGAAGATCAATTGAAAGTTTTAGAACTTCAAAATGAAATAAGTTCATTAAAAAGAATAGTTCAAGATTTAGAAATTGAAAATTCTGATTTTGAAATAGCAAAATTTAATCTTATTGATGAAAATAAGGAACTAGAAAGACAGATTAGAGAACTAAATAAAAAGATAGATTCTATAAAAATTATACTGGAATATAAATGATAAAAGGGCGGTATTGCAATTTTCATAGTTCGGTGGGATGAAGTTGCATTTTTGGCTTGTTGTCAAAACCGCCCCTCTTATTTTGGAGATGAAATGGAAAACGGAAATTTAGTTTTTACTAGGAATTTTGGCGAATCTTTTACTGTTTATACGCCAAATGGAAATGTAGTAATAACACTATTATCAAATAAATTTAGTACTAATCAGGTTAAAGTATCTGTTAGTGCTCCTAAAAACTTTAAGATAATGAGAAATGAGATAATTAATACCACAAGAGACAAAAGCCATGAATAGAAGACATTTTTTACAGCATACTACTGAGTTTGCTTCTCTTGCACTATTATCAAATCTTCATGCTCAGCAAGAAACAATAAAGAAAAAGGGCAAAAGATTAATAGTTCTTTGGATGAGCGGTGGCCCAAGTCATATGGACTTGTGGGATCTAAAGCAGGGAGAATCTACTGGTGGAGATTTTAAGCCAATCAACACTTCGGCAAACGGAGTGCAGATTAGTGAAGTTCTTCCAACGATTGCTTCACAATTCCACAACTTGGTGGCTATTCGATCTTTGGTTACTAATGAAGGTAGCCATGAGCGTGGCACATACTTAATGAATACGGCTAAACAGCCTAATCCAGTAGTACAGTATCCAGCTATGGGTGCTGTAGTTTCTTCTTTGATTGGTTCTAAAGAGTTAGCTTTACCAAACTTTATAGGGATTGGTGGTACTGCTCAAAGAGTTGGCCCAGGTTTTCTTGGAGCTATGTACACACCATTTGTTGTGCAGAATCCTGGTGTTCCACCAGAAAACATTAAAGCACCAGCATCGCTTGGAGATGACGATGAAAGACTACGCAGAAGACAAAGATTGTTCTATGGAATAGAAGATGAATTTGCCCAAAAAGTAATGCCTCATATTAAAAAGGCTAAAGATAGAGAAAATTTAGGCAATGTGGCTGAATCTCACTCGTCTATTTATGGTAAAGCCTTTGATCTTACCATATCGCCACTTAGGACAGTATTTGAGATTAAAAACGAAAACACCGCCACTATTGAAGCTTATGGCGGTAGAATGAACCAATTTGGCATGGGATGCCTTCTTGCTAGAAAACTTGTCGAGAAGGGAGTTAGTTGTGTTCAAGTCGATCTCGGCGGATGGGATAATCATAATAATATCTTTTCTACTATTAGGAATGGTAATGGCCCTCGGCTTGATAAAGGTTTTGGAAACTTGGTAAAAGAACTTAATGATATTGGTTTATGGAAAGATACAGTAGTTCTTTGGATGGGCGAATTTGGTCGTACTCCTAAGATTAATCAAAATGGTGGGCGTGACCATTGGGCTAGATGTTGGTCTGTTGTCGTTGGCGGTGGTGCAATTAAGGGCGGTCAAGCGTATGGATCAACAAGTAAAGATGGGTTAGATATTAAAGATAAGCCATGTACCATTGGCGATATTTACGCAACTGTTTATAAAGCTTTAGACATGGATCTTTCTGCTCAAATTAGAGATAACATCGGAAGACCTATGAATATTGCAGAAGGAAAACCTTTAGATATTTTTTAAAAGGAGTTTTTGTGCTTAAAAAATACGCAGGAAAAGTAAAATGTTTGGGATGGTGCAATAAAGAATTTATATCTCCAAACAAAGTTTATGTTCGTTTGTGTCATGAGTGTAAAGAGAAAAGCAATAATCTCAGAGCAAGAAGAAATTCTAAATATCTAGAAGTTAAAGATTGATAAAATAATTTAAATTGTTATGTTAAGTTTTCGTCAGCGTTGACGAATAAGTGAGTAGGAAGTTGGTGTGTTGCCAACTTAGTTTTTGTTGAAGGAGGATAGTTATGTTGAGTTTCATTATGGCGATTGCCATTGCTACCAGTTCTGAATCTGTGGACGGAATCAGACTGCGTGGTGGTTCTTCTTGTTCTAATGGTTCATGCAGTGTTGCTGCTGCACCAGTAGCAGAGAAGAAAGTTGAAGCTCCAGCAAAGCAGGAAGCAGTAGCTACTTGCGGATCTGGAAACTGCGGAAGTGCTAAATCTCATCATAGATTTGGTATTATTCGTGGTCGATGCCGTTAATAATGCGGTATATAAAGAAGGGGGGCTTTATGCTCCCCTTTTCTTTTTGAGGTTAATATCAAAATGAAATTTTGTCAGTCATGTGATTGTGAACTACCAGATTATTTAGAATCAGAAATAGATCTTTGTTTTAGCTGTATGTTTAATAACTCAAATTGTTGCGAAGTCTGTAGTGAAGTTATTAATATAAATGATATAGATAAAGCAAATTTCATGCTTGGTGATGACTGGATTGAAATGTGCGATAAATGTGCGAAAGAATTTTATGAGAATAGGAAGACTAACGATATTAGAAGAAGTTGAACCAAAAGTAATGCCTTCTGGTCAAATCTGTAAAAGAGTCAAGGTTAAATGCGATTGCGGTAAAGAAAAAATTGTTTATTTAAATAATATACATAACGGAAGAACTATTAGTTGCGGGTGTTTTAAAAAAGACTTTATAATAAAATGGAATAAGCAAGATTTAGACACAAATCTTTTAATAGAATATAAAAATGAAATAATGACATTGGCTGAATTTTGCAGAAGAACTAATTTAGATTATAGTTTTGCTAGAAATAGATATATAATGGGATGGGAGCCAGAAGATATTGTAAACAAACCAAAAAGACATAAAAAATGACAACTGAGTTATTGTTTTTTAATGTTTGGCTTGAATACATAGGTGCTGATAAGAAAAAAAAGAGAAAGCTCGTTTTTAAAACAAACGATTTTAATGAAGCTGCCACAAAATTAATAACGAATGAATATTTAAAAGAATATCTTTTTATGCCAAAATGCGTTGTAATACTTGAAGACACATTTGGTAATGATTTGAGAACAAAACCAGTTTTTAAAAATGACAAATTCTTTTTATTACCAGAAAAATGAAAAAAGTATTTTTTACATACAATGATGAGAAATATTATATAATTGCTGGGAAAACAGCAAAAAAACAAAAAGATTTACTTCGGTGCGGATGGAAAACACTACTCAGTGTTTTATGTAGAGAATCATTTCCAAATATAGAAAAAGTAACAGAAAAAACAAACAATAATCATATAATAACAGTTCCAAATTTTGAAGAATTAGTTTTTTTTGTTATAAATCTAAAGATAGATGGTAAAAAAGTATTTGTAGTTACATCTAATGAAAAAGTATTATCTATAAAAATGAAAAAATTTGGTAAATGGATTGCCAAATTAGAATGTGGTCATGTTTTTTTAATGGATAGCTCTGTAGATGATTATAGGTTTGTAAAAAGAGTATTTTGTCCAACATGCATGGAGCAAACAGATGATTCAATTTTTGAACAACCTTAAAAAATTCTTAG